TCACCCCCTTTCCGCAAACTGGTAAAACTCTCTTTCAAAAGCACGTTTAAAGAATGTTTTACCATCCCTTACAATTATAGCGTGTCCTTCAATGAAGTATGACATGTCTCTGAATGCCATCCCTTTATATAACAATGTAAAAGGGTCTTTATCATCAAGTTTAGATAGCACTTCACAAGCCTTTTCCCTGTCCCCTCTAACCAATAATTGGTGAGCTAATTCACCATCTTTTAAATTCTCTAAGTCAACAATATCCCTATGATAGTTCTGCACAAACACAAGATCATTTTCTAAAAGGTTTTGCGCATAATCGCTATAGCCAGCCAACTTAAACAATTTAGCAGCAGTCCTGATGTTTTGTATGCTTTCTTCCTTCCTGTCGTACATTTGCGCTTGCCCTCTAATTAAATGGGCGGAAGCAACAAGAAAAGTTGGTGACACTTTATTTTTTATTACATATTCGGTATGTTCCAGTGCTGTTTCCACGTCATTCTTATAGTAAAGGACAGCGTTTGCATGTAAATTAAAAAAACGAATTTTAAAAGACTCTTTTATAAAGCCTTCCCTTAATTGCTTTATTTTGGTTTCTATTCTGTCGCACATCCTCAACAAAGATTTGTAATCCTTTGTATAGGTGCTCACTGCTTCTATAAGGTCTATCTTGACTTTCACTTCATCCGAGGTGACTTTACCATATAAGTTTCGACAAGCGTCCATTACGTCGTATGGACTCATAGTTTTGCGGCGTTTGTTAAGGTCATACACCTCTAACCACTCGCGTATCTCACCTTTTTTATGCCCCGCGTGAAGAGCTAGCAAATTGCTAGTCAAATCATGCCTTTCGTAATTGGAAGCGTACTCTAAAGCGTTCATAATTCCTAAAGGCTTTTCCAACTTCAAGCAGTAATTGTCCATAATCTCTAAATATTCACTTGCTGCCAAATATCGAATTAAGTTAAGGACAGTCGAAAATTCCAAATCGTTTTTCCCTTTTGCGGAAAGAAAACGCGATATGTATTCTTTTCGGATACCCGTAGCGTGGCTCACATCTATTTGTTGTAACTTTTTTTCGTTCATATATGTTTTTACAACATGATATAGATATTCTGCTGATTCTATCGTCGCTTTTGCTACAACCATTTTTACCTCCTGAGTTACAGTTTTGAAATTTTTATTTTTTATGCAACTGAATATCAGAATAATAGTACTTTCTCTAAATATTAACTCAGTTAATGTTTATCTGCTATTGGGAAAATAGTACAACATATATAGTGAATAAACTGTCGAAATACGTCGTAAACTATGCTGATTCGCTTACCTATGCTTACGAATGAGTTTCGTATTGGGCAAATCTTCCTACTGATGTCAGTATAGCACAGAACTTATGTTCGTAAAAGAGGTATTAAAAAAGAAAAATTTTTATTAAATTTTCTTAAAGTGGTTGACTTTATGTAATACATGTATTACAATAATAAGTGAAAGGAGGACGGGAAGAGTGCTTAACAAACTGTTAGACACATTTCAGGGTTTCCCGCTACTTGGCTTCGTTACCGGGCTTTCGGTTTTCGTCCATATGCTAATCAAGGTACATAGCTATTGGCGAGAATTGAAAAAGGAACGCTCAGCCCAGCGTTCCCACGATGATGAAGCAAAGGGGTAAACCCAGGGGGACTTGCTCCCCCTCCCTACTTCTTTCGCTAACAGTATAGCACTTTTTCGCAAATATGAAAACATCAACAAAGCACCTACTGTCTGTAATAGTATATGCCGTTCTGCTGGTTTTAATAATCGCGGCCATTGTTTGGGACAAGCCGCTGGTCATCTATGTTGTTGCCGGGGCGCTGCTCATAAAGGCCATTGCCGACTTAACTATAAGGAGGAAAAAAGATGGCTAAGTCTCAAAATGAGCGCAATAAGGAATGGCAGGAAAAAAATAAAGAACACGCCCGTTACCTCAAGGGGCGCTCAGCGGCAAGAAGTTTTATCCGCAACCGTGCCACTGCTGAGGACTTGGACGAGCTAGAGCAATTGATTGCCGAGCGACGCAAACAACTTTAAGGCTATGCCTATGTGCATATGCCTTTTTCTTTTGGGCGAAATTACCACTGGAATACGAACGCACATTCGCATATAATACAAACGAACGTTCCCTCGAAAGGATGATTGTTATGAAAAGCATGGATGATGTAAAATCACAGCTTTGGCGCGGTAATCTCATGTGGGAAGAAAGAAGGATGATGCTGCCGGAACATAAAGAAGCATGGCTCAAGCTGCAACAAGAAGAAAATAAAGTCGAGCTGCACGGGGAGCTTGACGACGACCAATGGCACGGAATCGGCGAAATTGTCATGGACGCGCTAAATCATACATTAATCGTCCGTTTGACCTACTGGAATGACGGCTATTACATTGACCGCGAATGTTACATATACAAAGTAGATGATATAGGAAAGCGCGTGCGAATCGAATATGGCCCTTCCGATGACTCTATCCGTGAGTGGATAGATATGCGGGTCATCTATGATGTGCAGCGCATTTAATTCCAGCAATCCCCTAAAGCATAATCACCTCTACTCATAATAATATTAGATTAGAGGTGATAACTATCTTTATTTCCCCTATGCTTTTAAACCGAATAGATACGCCGACGGAAAACAATTGGCTAACTGAACTAAAGTTTGACGGCATACGCTTGATCATGTCCAAACATGACGGCTTAACACGGCTGTATACCAGACATAAAACTGAGGTTACAAACCGATTTCCCGAACTGTGCAACAATGATATTGCCGACGGTACCATTTTAGATGGCGAACTGATTGTACTAAATGATGATGGGCAGCCCGACTTTGAGTTGGTCATGTCTCGCTTTCGATCTTCCAAAACAACTCCCCTACTACCCGTGCAGTTTGTGGTTTTTGACATAATTAAGCACAAACACACCTGTACTACTGCCCTACCCCTCATACAACGCAAAGAGATTCTTTCTAAAGTATTACGCCCTCACCCCCACATGACCGAAATTAAGTGGATAGAAGGCCAAGCTGACGCTTATTTTGCTGCCGTAAAAGACAGAGAATTAGAAGGGATTGTCATAAAAAATCCAACGTCTACTTACAAAATAAACAAACGATCTGACGATTGGCTCAAAGTCATTAATTACCAGTACACACAAGGTCTGATTACGGGATATAGGAAAGACGAATTCGGCTTGCTACTAGAAAGTTTCGAGGGCGAGTCATGGGGAGTCATGGAGCACATGGAACTTAAGCAACGTAAGCAATTTTACCAGATTGCTAAGATGCAGAATGTCACTGAGGGAAAACAGTTTGTACATTTAGAAACGCCGCTCCCGTGTAGGATACGTTACCGCAACTTAACCAGAAAAGGCTACCTACGCATTCCAACTTTTGTTGATTGGCTAATATGAAGGCTGCTGCATATAGACGTAAGCAATATTATATCCTGCCTTGTCACTGGCTTAAAATGGCATACTCGATTACGCACGGGTATGCTTTTTTGTAGTTGATCGGATAGCCTTGGGCTGTTGGCGTAAAAGGACAAGATATGATTGATCGTATGACGGTAAGAGTCGCTTATGTGGGTTGGTACGTGGTGTTTGTCTGCAAGGTGGGTATGGATAACAAATAAAAGCGAATAAGCCGTTACATTTCTATTCATGTCAATCCTCCTTCATTTCTATTCAATAGTTCTTCCCGTCTTCCTTTGTCTATATTTGTCGAACATTTATTTTAAAATAGCCCTTTACATGCGATAACGCACATGATATATTATTAACAAGACATGCGGTAACGCACATTAAAGGAGATGGATAAGATGAATGTAAAAGGATTGGAACAAGCCCGTGAAGAGTTTAATGAGTTTAAAGGTAGTGCTGTAATCTTTATGGACATGCAAGAGAATGAAGCGTGGTGTGATGCTTTTGAAATTAAGGATTATCACAGTGAAACTATTGTTGCCCTTGTAGGAAAAAACGATTTCCACTCACCTAATGACAAGTATAGAATTTCAACACTCAACGAACTAGCAGAGGCTAAAAAGAAAATGTTTGAACAAGGATACGACCGCATGGACCTTGAAGACGACTACCACTTTGCGGAGATTTTATATTATGCTTAGTCGCGAGGAAGCTTTTGGTAGACTTTTGGCAATCGCTAATGTGCTTGGTGATAGGGTTTACGAAAAAGGAAAGCCTTCTGTTTCCTCTACTTACTCAAAAAGGTTAAGTCATAAGCCTGCTAGCACTTTTAAAATTATTCACGAAGATTTGATGCAATATGCCCACAAATTCGGTGCTGAGGAACAACATTTAATGGATTTGTTCGGTGAAATTTTAGCAGAAATAAACATTGATGACTTTTCTAATGAGTCCTTAAAAGAAGAGTATTTACTTCATCGCAACAAGCAACAACATAGTTTAAACAATATTATGAGCGCTGAGGAAGCATCTAAAAAGTGGGGGTTATCAGCGGGTTATATCAAAAACCTTGCTGCCAAAGGGAAAATACAAGCAAAGAAGATAGGAAAGACTTGGATTATTGATAAAAACCAACCAAACCCAAAAGAGAATAACGCAAACGATTAAAGGCCCTGACGAAACAGGGCCTTTTTAAATACGTCAGAAAAAACTCAAAAAGATATAGAAAAAGTGTTTACAAAGTTATCTTTTATGCTATAATAAAAATAGATAACAAAGTTATCACTTATTAAACCTAAAGGGAGATGTTAAAATGATTATTAAAATCAATCAAGAGGAAATTGTTGAAGAAACTGCATTCGATGAGGCTATTGATAAGTTGGTAAGCTTAATGCACGATGGCACAATCGAAGAGTTCAAGGTCTATGATGTGGAGGACATCGACAACATTAATAGTACCTATACTAAATACACCGTGGCGCTTTATAACAACGAAGATAAAGCAGGCGCGCCTGTTCGCACTGTAACGATAGAAATTTATGGTGAAGAAGACGACGAAACAATTGAAATTCACTTGGGGGAGTAATCCCCCCTCTCGTCGGAATGAAAGAGTTTGCTGAGTTGATAGGATGGGAAACAGCGCGACTCAGTACTAAATTCGCACGCCAGCGAGAGGGAAAAAAAGTACGTCCCCGCTTGCCTGAACCAATGCAAATACTTGCTTCAACTCCTATATGGACGCTGAGGCAAGCAGAGGCTTACAAACGTAAGCTTACTGAATAATAAAGACCAGCTATAAAAAGTCAAGGAGGTAATACAAATTTTGTTATAAAGATGACATTCACTATTTTTAGGCACACCAAAGAAACCTGAAAAAACCATTTTTTGGAAGTGTTCAAGCGGCATACTTCATTGTCTCCTAGTTGTGTGGCGATCTTGGTACGTAAGGTTTGTTGTCTCTAAGGATGGCAAAAATAATATGAGTGAGCTTACGGGCAACGGCTCCAACAGCTGTTCCATGGGCTTTCCCACGCTTACGTAATTGTTGATAATGCAAAGAAAGGGCTGGGTCATGAAAACTTGCCACAAAACCCGCCTGCCATATGGCACGTCTAAGATAAGGAGAGCCGCGCTTGGAGAGTCGGGTCCCGCTACTATGAAAGTCACCTGATTGATGAACAGAAGCGTCTAAACCGGCAAAAGCCACAAGTTGTTCAGGGCGCTCAAATCGGTCAATCGTACCGATCTCGCCAAGGATGACAGAAGCTGTGACGTCACTGACCCCAGTGATGGTTGTTAAAAAGTGTTGTTGGCGATTGGAAATGTCAATCATCGCCGCTTCCATTTGGTTCACATGCTTTTCCAACAGTAAAATTTGTTCCAGCAGGAGTTGGATTTGCATTTTAAACACATCGGTCCCAATTGAAATGCCAAAGGTATGTTCAGCACGTTCTTTCAGTTGAAGGGCTTTGTCATACGCTCGGGATTTGCCTAATCTTCCTTTACTGACACGATTTAATACAGCAGCCAATTTTTCCGTATCCATTTTGAGGATATCCTCTGGCAGTGGCACGTGGAGTAAGATTTCAGACGAAGCCTTTCCGAAGAGATCGGAAAACACTTGTTCATACTCGGGAAAGACCTGATCCAATAAGGAAATGATTTTTCGTTTCAAATCAGAAATTTGGTCCACAAACGAATAGCGTAAACGCTCGAGATGTCTTAATTGGAGTAAATCTTCTTCCAGAAAAGGCGTTTCTTCAGGAGAGTCAATGCGAATGACTTGAGCAATCAGATACGCATCGCGGACATCGGTTTTTGTTTTGCGGATATAAAAATGACGCAAGGCATCCGACTGTAATGGATGAAATACGGTTGTTTTAAAACCTAATTGATGCAGGAAAGAAAAAACCGATAACCAGTAATGACCCGTTGCTTCAAGTCCAACCACGGCATTATCAGGTGTTAAATGATGGTGATTGATAAACTCAACCAGCTTTTCACTTCCAGCTTTCGAGTTGGCAAATCGTAAGGGTTTCCCGACCGGATTCCCTTGGTCGTCAATGAGCCCAACTTCATGATGACGTTTGCCAATATCAATCCCAATATAAAACATAAAAAACACCGCCTAAATCAATCATTTATCAGATGAGAGCCATCCTCTTGTCCTTATAGAAGATTCAACCTCGTTCGATATACGACAACGATGTGTCATCCAGCTCATTCGAATTGTTCTATAAAGAAAGAGGTGTCCGTCTTTATTACGAAGACAAGGCTTCAAGGAGGGAAACGACAACCTCTATCTGATTAAATCCATTATACCTCTGAAAAAGGGATAACGATTTAACAACTAGTAAAAATACTAGTCAATAATAATATACGAGGAGTGATTGTAGATGTCCGAAAATCATTGGGCAAAGAAAATCAATTATCCAGAGTATACCAAGCCTAGCGAGAGTCATTTAATGAGTGAAGGAGTCAACATTTCGTCGCTTATTCAAGATAAAATGAACGATCTTAACAAGGAAATAAATGAAAAATTAGAAGGCTTACTGAACCGAATGATAGAACACTTCGGAATTGGTTTAAACGAGGCAAAAGAACGTGTAAGGAACGAGTACAATACATCAACAAACGAACAAAAGTTTTACGTGGATGACCAACTAGCTTTAACGATCACAAGAATTTATGACTTTGATAAAAATAAATTCAAAGTCACTTTCAAAGAACATTATGTATGATAGCCCCGCCGAAACGGGGCCTATTTTATTACAGCAAAGCCTTCCACGTATTTTTGCCGGCAATTCCATCTACGCCCAAGCCCTTGGCTTTTTGGAACGCCCGTACAGCCTTTTCTGTACCGTCGCCAAACGCCCCGTCAAATGGACCCGGATTGTGGCCAGCTAGATATAACAGAGCTTGCAGGACACGCGTCAGGTTGCCCTTTGCTCCCCTGCGCACGTTGACGGCAGCATTGTATGTTTTAGGGCCTGGGATGCCATCCACAGACAAACCAGCCTTAAATTGTTTATTTAGCTCGTTTTGATAAACGCGAACAAGTCCTCGTTTAGTCTCTGGACCTTTTAGACCATCCACCGCAATTTTGTAGCCATAGTTGACCACCCACTGCTGGATGCTACGCACATAGGAATCTCCTTTTGGCTTCGGCTTAGGTTCAGGTTTTGGTTCTGGTGCTGCCTCTTTAGGTTTATCCGGCAATTTAACTTTTCCACCTAAGTAAGCAATAATTCCAGCGGCAATTGCTTCACCCTGAGCCTTTAATTTTTTATCATCACGCATGGCTACAATATCCACTCTGGAATCCATAAAGCCGCCCTCTGTTAAAATTGCAGGCATTTTTGTGTTTTTTACAATATAAAAGTTCGCTTTTTTCAACCCACGATCACGCAAACCCATGGCGGATACAATCCTTTTGTGTACCTCCTTCGCTAAGCGTTCAGATTTCGGCTGCGCCCCCGTATATGTGTAGGTTTCTACCCCACCTGAGCCATTGAACCACTTTGTACTCAGTGCGTTATGGTGGACAGAGACATAAACATCCGCCCCCCAATTGTTAGCAGCATTGACCCTTGTTGTTAAACCAATATCCGTTTTGCCGGATGCATCGTCCGTACGTAATACTTGATGCCCAGATGCTTTTAACACGGCGATTGCAGCCCGTACAACTTTATCATTAAAATTCCATTCATACTCTCCGTCTGGAGTTCGTTTTCCTGGTGTAGAGTTGCTCCCGCCATGTCCTGCGCAAATTGCAATTTTAGCCATTACTGTTTTCCCCCTTTTGTTAACCCTTTCTCCTGCAATACTTCTTTTTGCTTGTGCCCTTTTTGGCTAATGTAGTTGTTTTTCCAAGCCGTGTAGACGGCTAGAATTGCTACGGCAAGGCTCGTCACAGCCTCCGTCAAATCCTCCGGCACGTTAACCCCAAAATAGGCTAACAAAGCTACAATTAATCCAATAAACCGCGTGATACTCGGTGCATCAAACATCATTTTTACGTTCCCCTTTCAATTGATCGATTCTTTTGTGCGCTTGCTTGGACGATTCCTCAACCCGTGTAACCCTTTCGGCCAAATGAGAAATCTGCTTTTCGTTTGCTTTAAGGTCAATCCTTATGTCGTCGACTCCTTTGCTGATATAGCCCAAAGCTGCTTTAACCTCTGCATCCTGTTTGGAGTCGGACTTTACTTCCTTCGTGCGGTTAAATTGATAAGCTAGATAGCTTACAACTAAACCGCATATAGCAACTAAAACTCCTAGTTCAATCGACAAATGCTCACCACCATTTTTTAGCAAAATAAAAAGAACCTACACGGTTCCTTGGTTTCCTTCTAATGCTTTTAGCCTTCGGTCAATATCATCAACTCTCTGAATCAGGGCATCTACAATAGACATCACCTCCCCGACTCGCTGGTCGGTATACTTGCGGGCCTCATTCAACGCCCAAGCAGCGTCTTGGCCGCTTTCTCCTTTATCAGCTTTGTTATTCCAATAAAACCGTTCCATATCCGTAACGTGTCGAATATTGTCACTCAAATGTTGACTAAGTGTCTGATTGGTTCCGCCTACACTTTCCTGCACCGACCGAGCGACCTCGCTTGCCTGTTGGGCAGTTTGGCGGGCTATGGCAACGGATGTAGATACCTTGCTTATTTCCTTGCCTGCTTCTTCGATCTCGGTGATCTTTTCCGTGATGTCACGACGAAAAGACCCAAGCTCAATGACCGGGCTTCTGTTTTCGTATGGGTAGCGCTCGACCGATATAATGCGGGCCTGAATATCTAGCTTTAACCCCTCATGGATGACCCAAATGTAGTCGCCTAGCTGGAAGTCGTGTAGCTTTAAGCCGTTTTTGACAAGTTCCTCATATTCGACTTCAAGATGATAACTAGGGACACCGTTTGCCCTCCGTTTGGCTTCTGCATCGATACCCTCTTGCGTGGTAAAGCGGTCATCTTGGAAAAAGGCTTTATACAGTCGTTTCTTCCCCGTCGTAACGTCCTTGTATTTCTCACTATGCTCAGACTCATAAACCGTTTTTACAACTGGTTTGTTCGTTTCTTCGTCAACCCGACCCCACCCCTCAATGTGAGTGATGATGTCGGTACCGTCTTGATGCTCGCTGATGGACTTTAGATTGTGTCCGTGTCGCACCTGACCATCCGTATAACGGGCTATCTCTGTAGCAACAGTCAAGTGCCGCCCGCTTATCCGGTACTCACAGCCAAAGCGATTCATGACTTGCTGCAACATGTCTAAAGCGGTTGCGTTGCCAAAGTTTTCAAAGTCCTCGCTGGGCAAGTCCTCGCCAACAAAGGTATAAGTGATACCCGTGTTTTCTAGGGCAAGATCAAGCGCCTTTCGAATGCGCAAGGCCCCGGTTGTCTCTTTTGTTTGATACTCAGCCTTCAGGATGTCGAAAATTTCGTGACGTGCTTCGACAGACTTCTCGCTCGTCATTCCAATCGGTGAGTGGTCGAATGGGTCAATGACATAACGCTCGTTTTCAAAGATAATCACTTCTTTTGGCAAGATCATGTCAAAGAGCGCTGCATTTCGCTCTGTTTTTTCGACAGAAAACGACAACATCTTTTCACCGTCTGTCGTTTCCTTATGAACCACATTATAGGTATCCGTTAGAGGCTCAAATACACCGGACATGGTTTGTAATACAAGCGGTTCAGGCAGTTTCATCGTCTTCACCAGTTTCAAACGGTTCGCCCGTTATGATTTCATATTCCTCCGGCGTAAGTGCTTCAAGTTCGACAAAGCGCCTTAACTGGTCCTTTCTGCACCAGTTCTTTTCATATCTTCTTTTAAGGTCTTCAAAGCGCGGGCTTCTTTTAATATCATCGCTCATGCTTTACCCTCCAATGCAGCGAGTCTGATTTCCTGATCGGTGATGGATTGCCATTGTTCCATGTCACTTAGTTCTTGGTCTGTGACTTGCTGGGCAATGAGTTCCACTTCCGTCGCTGGGCGTTCTGGCGGCCGCATCCACTCTTCTATTTCTTCTTCCGTTGCGCCCTCCGACCATTTTCCGTCTAAAAAGCGAGGACGAAACAGACCATCTGGAAATGAATCAATAACCGTATTAGGCGGCAACTCATAACTAAGATTTGTCTCTGGGTCAGTGTATACATCGCCCTTTGGATTTTCGACCGCCTCTAAGACAATAGGCTCAATGTAATAGCCATCATCATCTATCCTATAAAACTGTCTCATTGTATCCCTCCTAGTTGCCTGCCTTAAACACGATGTTAACCGCCACAAATTGAGTCGCGCCCGGCCAAGTCATGTCTTGGATAATAAAGTTACCGTTTGCACCGAGATAGCAACGCAAGCCCTGCGCGCCCGACGTCCCTGACGAGCTGCCGACTAACCAATAGTAAGACGTTTGTCCGGGCCTATATCCGGCTGGAAGGGTAAACTGGACAATTGCGGGGTCGCCTCCGATTGCGCCGCCGTTCATTGACCCCTCGATAAACACTGTGCCTGTTGAATCCTTAGCGTATCGAACAGGCCAGCTATCCGAATGTTTCCACGTCGATTGTAAGCTTGCTCTAATCCAGTTGAGCGGCTCATTGGCAAACGCACTAAAAGCCTGCTTCGTCCGTTGCGGCGTCATAAAGCTACCCGTATGTGTACCGGCTTCGGCTTGGGATTGGGTAGCGACAGTATAGTTTGGTACATTTCCCAGTCCTACTTGCGCTTTCGTGGTACCATGTGGGTTGCCTGAATCGTTAACATGGGCATCAAATTCAGATTTGGTCGCTTGCTTTACATTGTCTACGTTACCTAATCCAACTTGAGCCTTCGTCGTTCCGTGAGGGTTTCCTTTATCGTTAGCGTGCGCGTCTACCTTTGCTTGGGCGCCTGCAACGGTTTCTATCTGTTCCCAATCGCTCCAGCCTGTGCCCGGTAAATCAGGCCTCCACTTGCGTAGCCACATTTTTGACTCATTTGTATTGGCTCGGTAACAAGTCTGGACCATCCTGTAATCCTCTACCCTATCGGTAACTACAACAGCAAGGTTTTCAGGATACCCATTATCCAGGCCGTTTGATTGCGAAAATATTGTGACTCCAACCGGGTAACTAGAGCCTGGTACATCCGCTTTGCGTGGGGATATTAAATTTACTTGCCGCGAAGTAGCCTTGTCATCAATCAAAGCGCGCATTTCTGAGTCTATAGCGACCTTCTGGAATCCAGTCCAACCGTCGCCCTCATAATAATGTCTAAAGTAAGCTCCTATTTCCTCGTGTCGAATTGAATGAGGAAAGTACCATTGTGTAAACCGCAAGTTGGAGTTTTTTATATTAAAGATCGTCCCGTGACCAGTTGGATAGCCTAACCCCGAATGCATAAATGTGGTCAATCCAAGCGGGTATTCTACCCCCGATGCATTTGCTGACTTAGCGGGGATAATTGTCGCTTCGCTGGCAAAAGTATCGATTGATTCTTTTGTCCGTAGCGGTGTCATGATCTTAGCGTTATTTGTTCCCGCTTTTGCTTCGGCTTGAGTGGCTCCGCCCCAGTTGGGTACATTCCCCAAGCCGACATCATTTTTTGTTGTCCCGTGCGGATTCTTTTTGTCCGCGATATGAGCGTTCAGCCCTTCATCGATGCCCGTTATCCGCTCGTTTAAATCCCTCTTGCCGCCGCGAGCTTCAATGACTTCTATGTTGCTGATTCGGTCTATGTCCAAATTCTCATAGACCTTTTCTTTTACATCGTCGGCGACGTTTTCTCGCCACTCATCTACTTCAGCGGAAAGATCGGCAAATTTCTGGTCAATCAGCGAGACTTTTAAAGCAATTTCCTCCACAATGTGCGTGTCTCTTCCGTTGTGGATGGTGCGTTCTATTTTCACTTCAATGTAGCCCCGCTGCGGGAAGCTCATGGTTGTGCCATCGCCGTAATTAATACGGAAAACAGCTTTGTGGCAGCCGGGCTTCATCGTGTCAACTTCTCTCAAACGATAGACCACTTCGCCCGTTTCTTTATTTACGTAATCCGCTTTGTCGTTTACGAGAAGATTACGCGAAGCATCCTCCATTAGAAAATGGACTTCTGCCTCTTCCCACAGCCGATACTCGTGCGGGATGACTAATCGTACATCATGGCGGCTGTCAAACTGTTTCATCTGCATGTCAATTAATCCCCCCCCTTTAACGGATGAAAACAACCGCAACACCGTAGCCCTTCTCGGCGCTAAAAGGTGTCGTAATGTTCATCACAATAAATTGGCCGCTTTCGTCCTTAGTCGCAATTCCACCTATCGCGCTAATTTTATCGCCTTCTTCCACCGTTTCATCTATGCGGACATGGACTTGCCCAACCAGACCAACGATGTGCCATTCGTCGCGTTCTTCGCGCGGCTTGTAGTCTCGACTTGGGTCATAGTCTGGATTTTCTTTCGGCATATCGACCAAGACCTCTTTGTATGTGTCTAGCTGGTTTCCGTCTTCGTCCAGATCGTACTCCCTAAGTGCTTTTTTCTCGTAAATGTAGCCACCAAATTCATTTTTCGAGTAACGGTCTTGCCATGAAAAAGCAGCCGAACCTAGTACCGTTCCGGCAGTCTCTGAAATAGCCCCTATAATCTCCTCGCCTTTGTCGGCCTTTTTTATCTTGTTGCCGACTAATGACACTAAGTAACCTGTCTCAATCTTCTTCCCGTCATGGCTCTCGAAATACTCCGCATAGTCACTAAACGTGCTGCCGCCCTCACTTGTACCCGTATACCGCAAGTTACCTTGAGCCGTGTACATTTTAATTTTTGCGTTACGTGTGGACGGGTCACCGTTGCCAGCTCCCATCGATATACAGTAGTTTTCGTTATTTAATACTGAGCCGGAAGCCAGGACAAGGGATGCTGTACCTTGCGCACGTGAGTTTTGTGAGCTGATTACTCCCGCGCGGTCGCCCGTTGCTCGCGAGCCTTGCGACGTGCCTAAAACAAAGGAGTTGCTGCCAGTGATGTGTGGGCCTCCAGAACTGCCTATGCCCACGTTGTTAAATCCGTCCTCTGTGGTTGTGGCTCCGCCGGATGTCGAGATCAAAGACGTATTGGAGCCGCGCGGAATGCCAGCACCCGAAGAAATTTTTGTGTTTTGTCGCAACAGGTTCGGGAAATTATCGATTAATTCGCCTGCAATGCTACCCGCTTTTTCGTAGCGGTCAGCATAAGCGAGTAACACGGATGTTTGGTTATTGGCTAGCGTGATACCAATAGAGCCTGCTACATCACGTCCGTGTAGTTGGATGTTAACGAGATGGGCGTTTTCTAATCCCGAGCCGCCTACGTAAATTCCATTTTTGGCGCTGTCTCGCGCAATAAAGTTTGATACGTTGACGCTATCCACACGACGGCCGCCACCCCGTACCATCAAATCGTAAGTAGCTTTGGTAAACCCACGAATAATGACGTTGCTTAGGTTGTATTGACCGCTTTCACGGGCGAATTCGATAACAAATTCACCGTCAAAATCTTCATTGCCAATTGCTTCGAACCCTTGAATGTTGACGCCCATATAGGACGATACAAACAGCGCGCGCGGGTCTGTGTCCCCTCCCCATGATCTGCGTTGTGGGAATAGGGATACGCAATTGGTCATTGTAATGTCTTTTGCGGAAACGGATGGCTCTTGTCCCTCGCTGCCATAGTGGCCCATGTGCCTGTAATTGAAAGAAATGACTGAACCAATATCTAAACAGTCGGTTAAATGAATGTTTGCGCCAGCCAAAGAATAGTCATGTCCTTTTACCTCATAGCCGCGCGTATTTTCCTTAGACACGCATCGGCTAACAAATACAAAGCGTGAACCGTCATCCATCTCAAAGCCATTGCTGTTTTTATGGCCGATGTCCAAATAGTTGGTCGCGCCAGTTGAAAAGCAGCCCTCAATAAAAAGGTAATTACTATGGTGCGTCGTAAATCCGTCATCCCCGTGACCATCTGCAATACAGTCCGTAAGCATGATGTATTCGGACGGGTTTTTAGATTGCGGGTTAACGTCCATCACCTTGTCGCCGTCGTAAAAGTACACTTGTTCGGCGTTTCCTGCCGTTACATCGAAGCAGTGCAACAGACAATCTTTTGCTTCGACTCGCACCGCTGAAGAAAACTTAGCCCCAGCAAACACAATCCCGCTTGATTTATAGCCTCCAGCCGCCGATGGCCGCCCTTCCTCTGGATAACGCGACGCATTCCAGTCGGCCGTAAAATCGTATAAGTGAATGTTTTTTGAATCACCGCTAACATGGTCGGCATTTGTCACAACAAAAGAGTCAACAGGGGCATTATCAAGTAGTTTAATGGTTGTAACACCAATGCCCTGCCCTATTAAAATCGAGTTAGACGGCATTTGAATCCCGTTTACGCGGTACGTACCAGCCGACATATTCACCTTGACATCTCCATTACTGAGCGCCTTTTTAAACGCTTCGGTGGAGTCCGTCACGCCATCCGGTACAGCCCCATAGTCATCAACATGCACTTCCCTCAATATTTGCGCCTGCATGGAATCTATTTTTTCTTTTGTTCTTCGTTGGTATGCCGCGAACATGTCAGCAGCCGTGTCAAAGGTTTCGCCAGTTTGCGGGTCAACCCGAAGCATTTTCACTTCTTCTAGCTGGTCGCCTGCCTCTAGTGCCGCCTTAACTTGCTTACGTGTAATCTTCGATTCCATTTCCGATATACGTGCCAATTCCTCAGCCCGTAATGATCGGTATTTGGCTTTTTCCGCTAAGTCCCTTAACTCCTTAATGTGGAGTAGGGTTTCGTAAATTTTCGGCCCTATTTGATCGTTAATACTCATGGCTTCCCTCCTATAGATACAGGAAGCGGAAATCAAACTGTATCTTGAATTTCCCGCTTGTTCCTGCAAGCTGAAACTCATTTTCGCCAACCGCTAAAGTCATCACCTTGCGGTTCGTCTGCCCGAAGATGGTGTCGCCGTTTTTACGAGCAAAAACCCCGTCCAGCACAATCGTATCTCCTGCGTTTGTCGTTCCGTCGTAGCGCCAAACATCCCCGGTCGTGTGGTTGGTAATCGTAAGATTCTTACTTGCACCTGTATAAAAGATTTTTAAATCGTGGTGTCTTCCATCAATTGTCGTGTCCCCCAAGTTCCAGATGGAAAAGCGCCTGATCGTATATTCGTACTTGAGCGGCGTTTTGAGCGGGATGTTTTGAGCAAAGGCCCAAACATCTTCAGCAAACGTAAAGTCTTGCTGTAGCGTCCCTAGCGACTCGGCATAGGGGCTTTTGGATATAAACGGAACCTCAAATTCCCCCAACGGTCCTGCAATGCGGTTAATTGCATAAGAGGACGCGCATTTCACACGCCATCTTTTTCGTGATTCTTCATCACTGTAAATGTAAAATTCCTCACGGCTATCAAATAGCTTAAATACCTGATGCCGCAACATGGCGTAATGATAGTTGTTTGCACCGACCAAATAAAAACGAGCGTACAAGGTACGCCCGTCATACGTAGTGCCAAGATCATTAAAGCCATCCACCCCAGGCCTTGTCGATGTCTCCGTAATCGGCGAGGGGGAGTCATAAAAGAAGTCAGAGCATATAAGCCCTAACTCCTCATTCAACACGTATTTTTCGCCGTTCAAACGCTCAACGGTTAGAATCATCTTCTTCCCCCTCTCTTCATAATGCTGCTATGGGTAGACCTTTCTGCTTGTCTGCGGCTGACATGTGGTTCTACTATATAGCCCACTTGTCTGCCATCCATTTGCACAGCGAAATCTTTTGGTATGCTATCAAAACCATTACCAACTAGGCTGTTAAGCTCTTGTAGCAATTGCACCACGCGGTTGTCGCTGTCGGTAAATCCGAGATTATCGCCCGTCTCCTTCCAGATAGCGCGAGAACGCGCCTTTTTACTAGGGTCATGGGAAATAATCGACTCAGCCCAGCCACCTTCCGCAATCCAGGCCAGTTGTGCCGTATCGACGATAGCGCCGTCGGCATACCCTTTGTACCCTCCGCCGCGCATCATAGACTTGATACCAGGCGTTTCAAACACACTGCCGTATCGCTTAACGATATAGCGGATAGCCGCAACGGCGTTGTGTACAGGGTTCCAGATGTTGTCCATGCCTTTTTTCTTGTAGGCGTTAAACGTTGGGTCTATCGTCTGCATTAGCCCCTTAGACGGTGTGCCGCGACGGTAGTTGCTGTCCCAGAGGTTAATCGCTCGTGGGTTTCCGCCAGATTCTTTTTGCGCAATCGTTGCTAGAGGCTCAAGCCATGATTTCGGCACGCCTGTCGCATTGATTGCTTGCATAATCCACGTTTTCACCATTCCACTAGCGCCGGAGCCTTTAAATGCACCACCGCCGCTGGCTGCTCCTAGCGGGTCGATTGGTGTGCCGTTGCGTCGTACCTCAAAGTGGACGTGTGGACCTGTCGATTGTCCGGTACTACCTACAAGGGCAACCGCTTGACCAGCTTTAACAGAGTCACCCACAGATACAAGGTTTTTGCTGTTGTGCGCGTATCGGTACTCCATGCCGCCAGGGCCTTTCACAATGACAATGTTTCCGTATCCGCGCATGGTGCCGGAATAAGAAACCGTACCGCCAGCTTGCGCTGGAATCCTTGTGCCAATAGGGGCAGCGAAGTCAATCCCGTTATGCGGCCGCACCTTGCCTGTGATCGGATGCTTACGATTAGGATTAAATTTAGACGTCATGCGGAATGGCGGCGGAAAGTTTAATGCGATTCCCCCTTCATCCCCAAAGCCCGGGAGCATGCTGCCGACGAAATCCACGATTTTATCCTTTGCAAAACCATACGCGCCTTTGGCAATAGCGCCGAATCCACCATTCATGTCCGGGGCTTCTACCCCCATGGTTTTCAACACTTTATCCACAAGGCTTTTGGCTCCGCCTGCTGCCCAGTCCCAAATCTCGGACGCTTTATCTTTCAAAGCGCCAATGCCAGATTTAGCAGCGTCAATCGCTTTTCCTCCGAGACTCTTCATTCCATTCCAGACTTTTCCGAATGGGCCGACACCGTTGTTATACATCGGCACTTGGCTCATGAATTCTTTTGTCTCTGGCCCACTCAATACAGATGTACCGCGCGGCAAGTTTACCAACGTGTCTGTGTCAGGTGATAAGGCAAAGCTTCCGTCTGGGTACGCAATCAATTCAGACATGCCGCCGTCTCCGACCACAGCCGGACCACCAGGATGCCCTTTCGTACCGTCTTTATAATAATTCGGTTCCCACTCTTTTAACTGGCTACTTTCATCTACGCCAATTTTATCAAGTACCCAGTTAACACCACCGATAACACCGTTAACACCAAAGGCAAGTCCTTCTAACATTTTGTTGCTGACTTTCTTTAAGCCTTCCATTACCTTGCTGGCCATTTTGCCAATGCCATCACCGATTCTTTTCGGTAGACCTTTCGCTATATCGACAATGTCATTGAACTTATCCTTAACCGCCTGCCACATGTCACCGAGAATGGTAGACACCTTATCTTTTGCTTTGTTAAAGCCATCACGGATACCGTTAAAAATTCGATCAACACGATCTTTAATGGAACCCCAGATTTTTCCCCAGATGTCCTTCACAAATCCCCAGACTCGGTTCCAAATGCTTTTAATGGTATTCCACGACTCGGTAAATCTGGTTTTAATCGCATTTACGATTCTGGCTACAAAATCACGAATGCTTCCCCAGATCGAGGACCAGATTTTTTTAATAAATGACCAGACTGCCGAGAAGATTCTTGAGATCGTGTTTTTAGCTGTGTTAAACCCGGAACTGATGTTAGTAACAATACGTGATACAAATTCTCGAATTGCTCCCCAAATGTTATTCCAAGTATTTTTCAGGAAATTCCATACTGCCAAGAAAATGCTTTTCGTTGTGTTCCAGACGCGGTTAAACCCATTTTTTACAATATTAAAAATGGTAACCACCACATTGAATACTGTTTTAATGCCATCCCATACGCTCTTTAAGAAATTCCAAATGGCATTAAATGTGTTTTTAGTGAACGTCCAAATGTTATTCCAAGCTGTTTTTAAGGCTGTCCACGCCCCACCAACGCCTCCTTTGAATAACTCAACCACAACTTTCCAAAGGTCTGTGATAATGCTCCAAAATGACTTGATAAAGCCCAAAGCACCCTTGACGATACGACCGAAAAAGGTAAGGTTAATAATCCCCCAAACAAGTTCTACCGCACCCATTACCAAACCTTTTATGCCTTCCCACATCTTGCTCCAATCTCCGGTGAATAGGCCGGAGAAAACCCTAAGCAATCCCATGATAAAGTTTAATGCGCCGTTTATTACGTTTTCCACTGAACCCCAAACGGTTTCGACCAAAAACTTAACGAATGGCATAACAAAATCAACCACCGCCATAATTCCCATAAACAAATTTTGGGCAGCGTCTAATATTTGCTTTCCATCACCTTGTATGAATTCTTTAATTTTGTTAAAGGTTTCTCCGAAAAAGTCCCCTATTCTCTCTAAAATAGGCATGACATAAGGTTCTAGCCAACTCCAAAAGTCTTGCATTCCTTGCCACATCATCATTGCAAAACCAACGATAGCTGTAGTAAGTTCATTAAACTTACCTTTTATCGTGTCGACGAATTTTTGGATTTTCTCGATTTGTTCAGGGTTCATTCCAAGCGCTTCTAAAACGCTCATATCACCAGCAGCAAGTCCTTGCATTACATAAGCAAGTTGCTCCCAACGATTTCGGATTTCCCCTGTTTCCCAATCAACAACTCCTACATGTTCTCCCGCGGCTTCTTTAGCACTCGTCACAACTGCGTCATGCAAGCCTTTGGCTTCCATTTCTACGCCTTCTTTTTGCTTACGGGCTTCGCTAATCATTTCTGCCGCCTGGCCTCTTGAAATGGTGCCAAGCTCGTCGCGTTGCATAATGATAGCAGCGACTTGCTCCTCATATTGCGATTGGGCGTTGGCCACAACTTCGTCATGTTGTGCTTTGCTATTTTTGACGACCTCCGCCGCTTGTTGGGCCGATAACTCACTAGATTGCTCATTCATCGCCTCTAAAATGGCGATGGATTCTTGCGATGTCGTGGATAAAGCAGAGACGGCGTTTGTTTTCATCGTTTCTTGCAATTCGTTTATGCGCTTCTGCTGATAATCAGTTATTTCAATGTTCGCATCCGCTGCCTGCTTGTAGATAGCTTCGATTTCTTTTGCAGCATCCTCGGTCGACTGTCGTCTTTGTTCAAAGCCTTCCTTTGTTTTCTCTAACAACTCTTTTTGCTCTTTTTCAGAGTAACGTTTAGAGTTTTCAAAAAGAGATTGCATAGATTCTAGGGTTCTAGTTTCTTGTTCGTCATAGGCTCCAATTACTTCGTCCTTCATCCGATGAAAACGGCCAGAAATTTCTTTTGCCATTTCATCTGTTACGGTTTGATTTCCCCACTTCATTTGATTCATATAATTAACAGAATCGTTATAAAGGTCCATAAAACCGCCAACAGCTTTTTGGGTTTCATCAGATATGCTGTCACCGAAAATGCTTGTTTCTTTCACTGTGTTGCCGAGCGTCTTTGTGAACAGCCCTGTGTTTCCGGTCACCTTATCCAACCATTCAGCCGCTATGCCCAAGCCCTTCCGTGATGATTCCCCAATCCAGTTGAATAAATCAGGAAGCTTAGAAAATGAAGACGCAAAAAACGCCATAAAGTCTTGAATATGCGGTTTGGCGTCCTCTAGCAACGTTGCCATTGTGGACGAAATAGAGGATTTCATAGAGTCAACAGAACCCGTCCAAGTATCCTTCATCCGCTCCATCAGGCCGCCCATTGCTGCGGTGTTTCCGGCGACGCCTTTTGTACCTTCTTGCATTCCTTTGACTAAGCCTTTGATTGCTTCTTCTGCACCAATCGAACCGTCAGAAATCTTCTTGCGCATTTCTTCGGCTGATATTCCAGCTTGGTTGGCTAGTATTTGCAAAGCTGGCACACCGTTGGACGCTAAACGGTTGATTTGGTCCATCCCTAATTTACCAGCGACTTGGATGTCACCAAATGCAGAAGCGATCATGTTTAGACCTTCCGAACCTTTACCAGCTCCCGCGGCAGCATCACCAATAGCTTTTAGAGTCGGCACAACATCTTTCGCATTCATCCCAAATGCCACTAAGTTCCTTGCACTGGCGGCTAAGTCGGGGAAAGCAAATGGTGTAGTTCTAGCAAAGTCCAAAACTTCGTCCAAAAACTTCTGTGCCTTTTCTGCATCTCCCATCATTACTTCGAGAGATACTCGGGAGTTTTCGATAGCGCTCAAGCGCCCCATACCTGTATTTCCGAGCGCTCCGGCACTAAGCAAACCAAGAGCGGCAGCATAGCCTTTGACGACCCCTGTCGCCTCTCTAAACGGCATGATTATCCCAGACGTTATATTTTTCTTGATTGCCCCTGTTGCGCTCATCACAGGAGAAACAATACTTCTTACCGCAGACCGGAACCCAGAAATACCGGAACCCATGTTATTAATAGTGTTCGTCACTCCGCTTGCAGCCCTTTGAACATTACCTAGCTGCGCAGGAGCTTTCGAACTGGTTTGTTCCAATTGCCTGCTGACATTTTGGGCGGCCTTTTGCCCTTGCAAACCAAATGACTGAAATTGCCTACTCATTGCAGATGTAGACAAGGTAACGTCATTCAAAGGGTTGCGCATGTTCCTGATAGCTGCCGTAACCGCGTTCGTATATTGAATATTTCCTGATGCGTTTTTGCTGAAATTGCGAGCCATATTGTCGTTAGCTCGAACAACTTGCGCTAACGGATTACGCATATTGGAGATAGAGCGAGATAAGGCATTTGTGTTTGTTACACCCTGCGTCCCCATGGTCCGCACCGAATTATTTACCTGTTGTGTGGACCTAGCATTATCGCGCATCGCTTGAACAAATTTTCTCGTATAGCCGTCAGTTGATCTGCCCATCTGCTGGAAAGATCGATTTGTGTCTGATGACATGGTACGAGCAGACCTAGCAACTATAGAGCCTTGACGCGCAATGTTTTGATACTGGCTTGCGGTCATAGTTCCAAACGAACGAACCTGACCATTTACACCTTTAATCGTTTTACCAAACTCGTTTGTTCTGTTAGCAAGAGTAACCGTTTGAGCGGATGCAATACGTCCGGTTTTGCTCATATTTTGCATACGTGCAGTGACGATTCTCATTTGCCCATCAGTGCCTTTGAGCGTACGGGTTACGGTTCTTGTAGCTGCATTGGTCTGGTTAAGCCCTTTTGCATTACTTTCAGCGCTTTTCCTAAGTTCTCGTAGGTTTTTCACAGTGGATTTAATTCCCGCTTGAAATCCTCGCGCTTGCAAAGATGCAATCATCCTTAACTCGCGTACTGACTTAGACATCCCTAACCTCCTTTCAGGGCACAGAAAAAAGCACCCCACAGCTGGGATGCTTTACGCTAGAAGTTTGCATAACTTCTGATATTCTTTTGCTTCTGCTTTTAAATACATTGTGTAATTTATATTATCTTCAGTAAAGGCAACCGCGACGACCGAATCATCTTTCCTTCGCCCTCCTATAGCGGCCCCTACTATTGCGCCAGCCCCCCATGTGACCGGGGCAGTGATTAGGCCACCCACAAGAGCGCCAGCGGCCGCTTTTCCTCCAGATCGTTTGCCTTTCTCCATCCACTCCATACCGATAACGGCCACTGTCTTGCTGCCGAATTGGAGCGTACCTTGTTCCTTCCCTGCCCTTATGGTTACTTTTCCTTTTCTTAGTTTAGGATGCCCGCCAAGATGTTCAAGTTTAACCGAACCAAATGGGCGGTGTCGATCAGCAGAATGTCCTTTACTCAAGCTATCATCAAGTTTTTGTAAAAATGACTTGTTCCATTGCTTTTCTTCTTCCTCAATTTCGCTTTCTGAGTAGCCTTTTTCTATAAGGCTTTGTTTTTCCTTCTCCCATGCAAGGCGTTTCGTTTCTTCCTTGTATGACTCTATTTCTTTTTTCTTGTTAGCCTTATCTATTTTATACTGCTCTTTGATTTGTTCTTTTTCCTTCTTTAACTCCTCAATAAGCAGTACAATAGATTCCTTTTCTTCGGGTTCTGCTTTTTTTAGTTTGTCTTTAAGCTCATAACCCTTTTTTTGAACGCTAAGTAACTTGTCACTTTTTACCTTATATAGATCGTTTAATTGTTTTTGTAATTCGTTAAGCCCTCTTTGACGTTCATCACCTTCAAAAAGCTTTGAGAAAAAGTTCTTTTCTCCCATAAAAACACCCCCGTATATGTTAACAACATTATACGGAAATATAGTAAAAAAGACTATGCATCTCTTTGTCTGTCTTGTTGCTGCCTTGCTTTCAATCTTTCCAGTAATGCGGTATCCCATTTGTAAACTTTGGCTTTATTGCTTTTCTTAGGTTTCTTAAAGTCTTTCGGTTTTAACTCCTCGGCGAATTTCCGTTGAGCTTTTTGCTCTTTATCAGACTGAGGCGAGCGAGCATGTACCATCATCAAATACTCAATGTACATTTTCTGTCTCTCGTGTTCAGCTTTTTGTTCATCCTCGGTTAAAACCGCATCCAAAAAGCCAAGTAGAGTAACAGCAGGGATTCGTTTAATCTCGGAATATCCCCCTAATTTGGAAGAGAGTTTGTAGCCGAATGCCTCTAAGAAGCTGATTCGACTGCCGTTTCTTTCGTCTCTTCCTTCTCTTTTTTGAGGAACTTGAACGCCGTCTTCGCGACGCTTAAAGACTTTTTTGCACGTTTAATCAACTTCTCTACGTCATTTTCTTCGATGACAGCTTCGAATATATCAAACACATCCATGACTTTTTGTGCGCGAAGTGTATCAATGTCAATGTCACTCAAAATAGAAAGTAGCTCAACTGCTTTCTCCGGCAATCGAACAGTTAGAGTTTCAAACGAACCAACAAGACCTTGAACCAACTGTTCATCTGTCATGTTTTCAGCTTCTTCAAACAAATCATTTACTACATCAAGCAATTGTTCATCATTTTTCAGTACATCGAATATTTCTTTCACAACACGCATGCTTTTTTCAAGTTGAATAAGTCCGATAGCTTCTATTTTGTGTTTGATTTGCTCCACGCCGTCGTCAGTTTTTACGTTTAAGTTAACTGTTGTCATTTCCGTTCCTCCCAATAGTTAAGGGGCCGAAGCCCCTGAGTGTATTTATGCTTCTGGATTTTTCAATTCGTCAATTTGTTCTTGCAAAGAGTCGATTTGTTCTTGCAAAGTTTGCACTGTCGATTCAAGTTCTGCTTTTGTGACTTCTCCTGGTTCTCCTTTGTCCCCCTTGTCCCCTTTAGGGCCAGTAGGACCACGATCACCGGCATCCCCTTTAGGACCAGCAGGGCCGCGATCTCCCGGTTCCCCTTTGTCGCCTTTAGGTCCAGGCGGGCCAGGATCGCCCTTTTCCCCTTTGATTGACTCCACACCAGTAATTGTGACAGGGAGCGGCGTGTCCTCTGAAATGTCGACTGGATTGCCGTCCACATCAAAATATTGAGGCGTCGCGGCATAGCCGCCAAACATCTTGACGTAATTTAATTGCTTATCTGTTTCAGGCATTGTTATCCTCCTTTGCAAAGGTAAAAGGCAGCACAGGGCTGCTGGAACTCATTCCTTCCCCCAGATTAGTCTTCGGGGGTTGGACTGGGAGTGTCGTCTCCATTGTCTTCTTCCACCCCGCCAATACGGAAATAGTTCCCGTCTTTTGTTGGGTCTGCGCCATCTTTAGGCAAAACAGACAACGTTAAAGGTACGTTACCTTGTTCGTTTCCGTATGAGCGAGAAAACTCACCAGAAGCAACCACTTTGAACAAAAAGATGTCAGTTGATCTGTCTTTTGCATTACGCGGGCGGATAGTAAGAGTACGCCCTTTCAATCGAGCAGAAGAACCGATTGGAGCATCTTGCAAACCAACAATTTTGCCGTCTTTCATGATTGGGTTAGCAAAAGACATTGCAGCATGCATAATCTCTAATGTTTGTCTAGCAGCAGAGATTACTACTTCCGCTTCCCAACCTACCAAGCGTTTGTCGTATGCTGTATTGCCGTAATCGAGGATAACGATGTCCTCGGTTTCTGGTGTAAGGGTTAACTCTCCACCCTCGTTTTGCATTTCATTTACGCCGTCAAAACTAAGCTCCGTCTCAAGCCCTTCGTCTAAGATATAAGTAGCTGGGCCAAACGGGATTTCTAAAGGGTTAAATTCCGGCATTAAAGTGTTCCTCCTTAATTTGTAATAGCGTTGCGTCAAAGTTAATTGACCATCGCATTATGTCGTTTTCTGGGCCTATCTGAATGGGGTCTTGTGCAGCAAGAATTGAAAAAACGCGATAGACTTTTGTCTCTATCCCGTCGTCAATTGAAATATTGAAGTTTTTATCAATTCCCATGCGGTGAAAATGTTCTAGTGTTTTATGAGCTGCATATTGCGCATAATCCCAATCTGACGAACGTATCCACACTTGATAATTAGGGTAACGCATCATGACTTCGCTCGCTGACGGCGGCCAACCACCTTCGCTGTATACAGTTCCGGTGTGGTCGGGCGATGAATAGTTGTCGTATGTCCAAGTTAATTTTGGGATTATCTCCCTTAACTCCTTCATCATCCACGATTGAATCACTTGCGCCCCCTCCTCTCAATGGTTTGATCTAGGATACGTTCGCCTGTCTTTTGAAAGTCTTTCTCTGTGACACGAATCGCACGTTCAAGGTACAGCCTTCCTGCCCTCTCTCCGCGCCATGCTGGCTTATTGTGCGTCCTTCGCCCTCTGCCGCCTACGTAATACTTGTCACCAGCAACTTTGTCGTGTACGCCCATTCTGTACGGCTCATAGTGCCTTCTGAGCGCGTACTTGGACGACGAACCGCCCTCGAACTCAAATCCCTGTCCCTTTTTCGTCGCCTTGTCGAATGAAATGGAGTCTTCCAAGTCGCCCTCGTCGTGATGGACAAGCGCCTTAGTGCCTTCCTCCAGAAGCGAGCTGTATTTGGTTAGCTCCTTGATTGCAGCACGCTCAAACTTCTTGGGCATGGCCTTGAACTCTTTTTCAAGCTCCTTTAACCCTTTCCATTCGATGCTGATAAAGTCTTTCCTAGCCACCGTACACCGTCCTAAAGAAGACACGAGAGCCACTTAGGTTCGTGGATTCTTCCCACGCTACCACTTCGGCTTTGTCTTCTTGTCCAAATGAATTGGTGTACTCGATAGTTGAGTCGTAATCGAATTTTACTTCCGGCGGCAAGTCAAACTCGACATTGGTCGTTTGCTCCACCCCGTGGCGATTGCGTACCACTTTGACTTTGTATGTGATACGCGCTTTGGTTACTGTTTCCTCAGGGGCGACAGGGCGGCCGCGATCATCGATAACAGGGTTTCCGTTATCATCAAGTCGAGTGGTGACGACGGTTACTTGATCTCGCATAGGAGGCATCATATAAGCCGCCCCACTCTCGCCTTGCCGCGTATAAGAGATTCTACCTCTGGCGATATAGCGCTGCCGTTCAGACTCGCCGACACGCGGTTGGTGGAAAAAGCAGTAACGCCGTGCCGTCTGAGCTTGGCATACTCTTCTTCCTCGCCTTCCAGCATATAAAGCACCTGTAGGGCGACAGCGCGGGCAGTGATTTGATTCGGGCGATAATGGGTTGACAGGAGTTCGTAAGCACCAAACACCCACTTATCCTTGTCTTCCTCACTTAGGGCGTCATACAGGCCCGTCAGGGGCATTTTTGATAGGTATTCACGGACGTTGGAAAGGTCCATCCTATTCACCTACTTCTTTTTTCTGCCCTTTTTCTTGCGATTTCTTTTTAGACGCATGTCCTTTGGTGTTCCTTTGCTTGGTTTCGGCATCTTTTATCACCTCTACATAACCGATGGACGACAAATAAGCAGCGGACTTCTCTTCGATGTCCAACTGCTCACCATGTCGTTTACCATCCACAATTGCGTTTAGTACTCGTACCGTCACTTTAGCCATAGTGCACCTCCTACGGCGTAAATACGTCCAAGTGCTTAACAAGTTGTGGATTTTCTAACACAGGGAAACCAGCGCCAATTGTTCGAATAACTGAACGAATCGGGTCAGTTTTATCAATTGCTGTCAAATAAATACCTGGTTGGAAGTTATTTTCAAGCGTCGGACCAAGCAGATACTTTCCAACACCACTTGAAGTCATAACAATCCGGTTTGCAGGCATGAACTCATTTCGGATAATCTTTTTAGACTCGTTATCTTGATACGTATAAAAACGATTTTCAAGCACTTCGAAAGTCGGGAGTCCAAACCGCTGAAGCACATTTTTCAAGTCATCCGCCGATGCTCGTATTGAACCTTCCGGGCGTCCTGCTTCGACGATAATCTGGCTGTTAGTCAATAGTTTGTTTAGGACTTCGCGGGAAATAAGCATTGTTTCTGGCGAGCGCCCATTTGTTAACACATAATGGTCAACTTGCTCATACAAAAATCCTAGGATGTCAAAATCAGCAGAATCAAAGTCGTTATCAGGAGTAAGTGCCACCTTGTTTTCGTCAGGGATTCCAAAGTCAAATCCGTACTTAATTTTGTTTCGGTCGTTAGCCATCTTACCCTTGAACAAGGCTTCTGACTTCGCCAATTGAATTAAGTCACGAGTCCAACCAACAAGGTTTAATGCTCGAATCGTAATGCGATCAATAGCATCTTGGTATCGAGCGTTGTTTCGCGCTTCGTGCAACGCTTCTAACTCGCTATAAGTGACAATATCTTGCAACCCGAACCGCGCGATTTCGCCCATGTAAGAAGCCATTTCGTTACGGTCGATTGTTGGTGGTTCTGAACCTTCGCCAATGTACCCGGCGAGAAAGTTATTTGTCTTAATTACGTCACCCGCGAACGTTGTTGAGAACACATTTTCTGTCGGTAGAAAACGGTCTACTAAAGACGGGATTGTGTCTTTTTCCGACTCGTCCACAAGGGCACGAAGTGCGGGTTGTTTAAATTCTTCTAAGTGTGTAATGCCTGCCATGTATATTTCCTCCTCAATTTAAAAATACGCCCTGTGGGACGTTATACGTGTTTAACATAGCGGATATATGGACTAGTGAGCTTTTTGAACGTCTCTGTCACAGTATCCGGTAATTTAGCTTCGTAGACGGATGCTCTAATTAGGACTTCGCCAATAATGACATCGTTCTCCCCATCGACTTCCACGTCGACGTTCAAGAGTGCAAAGTCATCGTAGCCTTCCGGTGCTGCTCCATCCTCACCGTCCGCGTATACTTCGTATTTTCCTGTCTCTAAGTTTCGCGCAACAGGAGTGCCTACAGGCAAGTATGTTTTTCCTGTTTTCTCGGCATCTAACGTGATACCATGTTCCGTTAACTGCATGTGGACAGACGCCAAAATGTTGGTGCCGCCCTTAAAGCCTGTACGACTAAACTTCAATGTGTAAGACATCCTTTATTCCCCTTTCGGATTGCGTTTTGCTCGAATACGGGCGTATGCAGATTTGCCCGCTTCATACGAGTCTTTTTCATTAGTGCCGCTGTTGCTTTTCTGTGTGGCGCCAGGGAAGTATCCACGCTGGGTCGTTGTGCTTTCTTCCTTTTGCTGCCCCTTGAAAAACTCAGGAAACTCTTCTTCCAATTCTTCGAATAGCTCTTCGATATTGGTTGGCTCTCCGTCTTCGTCCATTTCAATTGATTCAATATCAATCAACTTCGCGGCCAGTTTCGGATTGACACCTTTCTCGATAGAGTATTCTTTAATCGCTGCCCTTTTCTCCCTGCGTTCAGCGCGGGCGAGACGCTTTTCGTGCTCATTCAACTTCGAGTCGGTTTCGTCTCCCTTGTCCTCGTCGCTGTCTGAGCCTTTTTGCTCCGCTGCTTCTTTCAGGCGTTTATACTCTTCTGGGTCAACGCCCTCGAACTTTTTCATTCGTTTTGCCAATGTCTTTTTGATAAATAATTCATGCTGTTTCTTGAACTCAGGGTTCTTTAGCAATTCATCGAGACTTGGCGCGCCATTGTCGTCGTTATCGCCTTCTGAACCACTATCGTCATCCTCAGCAAAGTATTGTAAATCAAACGGCATTAGCAACGAATCTTTATTAAACAACGGTTTAGCAAACATATTCATTCCCCTTTCAACTGCACGTTCGGTGTGCGAACCCGTATCTCGTACATGGTTAACGTCACAGCACGGTTTGACACGACAAAAAAGCCCCTACGATGTAGCAGCTTTGACTTCTCTTTTAATCTCTTTCATTTGCGCCTTTTTCTCGCGGAAGTTTAGCGTGTTCGCTTTCTTCATGCGGCGAAAGGCGCCTAATGTCTTCGGTGCTTCGTCCCCTAGCAACATAACCATTTCAGCGTATTGCTTCTTCTCCGCATTGCGTTGGGCGCGTAGCTTTTGTTCCCGCTCATAGGCTTTCTTTTGAGCTGGTGTTCGCGGGTCCTTGGCCGGATTAAAGGCTTTCCAGCGGTCTTTCTCCTCCTGGATTTCCTCGTCCGTCTTATACTCAATGACATACGGTCGACAGGTGCAACGACAGTTAGGATGAAACGGCGGGAGGCGTATGCCCTCGTCGTCGATGGACGCAAAGCCCTCATGCTTGCCACTGAGACTAATGACCATGTTTTGGTACCTAGCACACACCTGGCACGTTTGCCCCTGCCCGCTTATTTTGACCAGATCAACGCCGTTTTCGGTGTATCGGTTTACAGCGCCTTTGGTGTTGGCGTCTCTCAGCTTGGTACGCACAACGGTGCTGGCATAAAAGTCGATAGGCAGCAACTTGCCGTCTGTGGTGCGATGACCGACAATGCCATGCTCTTTAAATCGCTCCGTTAAGCGGGCGGATATAACGCGGTTATGGTCGCCCTGTATGGAGCCTTTAGCCAAGTCGTCTTTAAACGTCTGCCTTACATATTCCACATCCGCTTTTACGTATCCCTTTGCTACCTCTACAGCAGCCTTGATGTCGTCCATTGTGTCGTTGACAATCTGCTCAAGCGCTTCACGGTGTAGCTTACGCTGCAAAATAGGACGGATAACAGCTTGGTTTCCTCTTGCTATCGCACCAACAGCCAGCCCTTCTTCTCTGAGCAGCGCGTTCCCCTCAATCAGTCCGTTTGTGTAGGCAGATAGGAGTTCAGCAGGGAGAACCTTTTCAATCGATATTCCCATGCTGTCTAGTGTGTCAGAAATGGCACGTATAAGCTCTTGCGCCCCACGGTCAGACGTTAACCCCTCGACAGTACCAACGTCCCTGTATATGCCCTCCAGGACTTCAGAGAAGTATTTAAGGAGTTGGTCGATGTTCATTCTTCATTCTCTTCCCCTCCTGTTAACGGCTGATCTCGGTTATCCAGGTAATTCGATAGCGAGCCGCCGCCTATTGAGTTTGTTGTTGTTGACTCCATTTCTAAGCGCTCTAGTTCCTGCTGTATCCATTCTTCTGAGGCCAGAGGATTGATGTTGCGGACAGTGGTTTCAAGGCTCTGAGCGCCTTCTCTGTACGCTGACATGTTTTCTTCTATCAAATCCTTGCGGGCAATCGGTATCATGGAACGAACAGCTATATCCGGTGCCTCGATCTTCACTGAATCATCATCTTGGGCGATAAGCCACAAGACGTTTTCGAATAGCTGTTGCAGGAAGTAAATATACTCCCCTTGTATTTGCTCCGCCTTGATGATCGACGTCATCAGGTCGTAAAACTTTGCCGTGCCGCTTTGGGCTGTAGCGGTTCCGGTTGACTCTCCCAGGTAATAGTCAATCGCCTTGGAACTGGTACGCGTCTCTGCCAGCACTTGCTGCATAAGGTGGCGCACGGTTTGGATGTCGCCGATTTTGCTTGTATCAATTTGGATAACTTCGAGCGCCTTGCCATGTTCGTCGAACGTTGTGATTTCTAAATCCCTATGGTCTAACTTCGCCTCCGGGTTGTTCTCCCCGTAACGCTCAATGGCTAGATCAGTTAAGCGCCGGAATACCTCGTTACTGACAGCGATACGCGGTTTTCCGTTGCGCTCATAAATCAACGAAGCGCGCGTAAGCGTCCAGTTGATTTCGTCCTGCTTTCCCTCTACTCCCTTTAGGCAACTACGGCCAAGAGGGTTCATAAATGTTTTTTCGTTCGGCCAGTAAACAACAAAAGGACGTTTCCGTCCCTTGAACGTCTTCTTTAGCTCCTTTAGCCCAAGTAGTTCTTTTGCTTCTGCCTCTTCCACAGGCTCAAACGTATCACCGCCGTCCGAACCTTTCATGAGGATGTTCTCGGTGACTAAGCCTTCTTTCTCTACACGCTCCCTGTAGACGTGCAAATACCTCTCGTCCTCTATCTTGCGGTCATAGACTAGATCGACGCCAAGCCCATCGTCGTGTGGGTAGTAGACATCACGTTGCTTAAACTCAATCCTCGGCCCACGCTCATCCAGCCACACGCAACCAACCAGACCGCCATCTACTTGCTGCTGGACGATGTTCGGCATGTGCTCCATCCGCAAGTTGCTGTTTTTCTCGATCTGCTCGATTAACTCTTGCTGCAAATCGATGATCTCCGCATTAAAGGAGTCGTCCTTTGTCCCCTCTATCATGTCGTCCGTATCGCTGCTGACTTGTTTTAAAGCGTCAGGATTGCGCATAAAGGATGTTGTCACCTTGCCGAGTGAGCGCGATACGAATACAGCGGGTATTTCAGGTATCAGCTTACTTACGTTTGCGACGAGATAAGGCGTCTGTACCTGTTGCGCTACATAGTTGCCGTCCTTAATCGCGTCGGTAATCTCCCCTTGCTGTATCAGTCGTTGAGCGCGGGGGAAAAGGTCAACGTGTTCGCCCTCGTATAGCTTTCTGTACTTGTCAATTGGACCATGAAAAGACTCAATCACTTTTTTATCAAACTTATCCCACTTTGGTATGCTCATGTGTCACCTCCTACCAGGCTCTAGCAGAGCTAATGCCGCCTTTTCTAGCTTTCATGTCGCCCTCAAATGCGTAACGCGTTGCGTCTATCGTGTGGTTGTCCTTATCTTCAAGACGCGGCAGCGGATTGCCGTCCTTGTCCGTCTGGTAATCGATATTTTCGAACTCTCTAGCAATGTTCGGCGTACGACGTGGGTCGATAATGATGAAGTCCAGATCATCGAGCCATTCTTCGCCGTATTCGACGGAATCAGGACCTTTTTTAGCCCCTCGAATGCGCCGTATTCCGTGTTGGCTCTTTTGCTCATCTATGGACTTTGGTTCTGACGAGTCTGTTATGATCTCTTGGCGGTCATAGCCTTTTTTCTTAATCCACTTCGATGCTTCCCTGTTACTAATCTTCTGCCCATATAGTTCATCTATCGCATAAATGCCGTTTTTCTTTTTGTCGTAGTGCCAACGGACAAATGCGTAAGGGTCCGGCCCATATCCATAGTCCTGCCCTTGTCGTATGTTGTCGAATTGAGCGACCATTTCATCAGTTATGATGCCAGGCTTAACCGTAAGGTTATCAAACGGCACGATGCCAGAACCAATTGCTTCACCGAGGTATTCCCATCTGTAACGCTTCTCGTTACGCTCCTTAGTCGCCTCCGCCTCTTCGATGAACTGCTTCGAGATAAACGGGTTATCTAAGTATGTCGAATGATGAACGAACGTGTTGGTAGGCTGGAAAGAAGTCTCATACTTTTTGTTCACCCAGCTTTGCTTTCGTTTCGGTGGGTTGTAACTGTAAAAGAATTTATAAAAAAGACCATTATCCAGCTCTCCCCGCAACAAGGAGTTGGTAATGGTCGTCACTTCATCTTCAGTTTTAAACTCTGCCAGCTCTTCAATCCACGCAAAAGCAAAGGGAAAGTTAGCTGATTTAAGTGATTTAATCCTTTCCGGCTCCGCGGCACCACGGAAAACCATATAATTCCCACGCGGTTTGTACGTGATTCGCATGGGCGATTTATTAATCTTAAACAAGTGCGAGACACCATGTACGTCTATGGCCCACTTTATTTGCTCGAATACCGAAAGCTCTATGGTGTTGTCTATTTTACGAATGCCAACCCCGTTGATTGGGTACCTCATAAGCAACTGCACAACAGCGTTAGCGATAGACGATGACTTACCGCTACCCCGTCCGCCTTTTGCAACGACATTTAGTACGCTAGGGTCAACGGTAGCCCTCCACAGAGGATGAAACGCAGGAGGGAATAGCTCAGAAAGCTTTTTAACCGCCACTATCGTCATCTCCAATGTCATCTACAAAGGTGACAGCACCGTTAACGTCCACCTCTTGCTTTTCCGTCCACATCGCGTACCGTTTACCTAATAATTCAGCAGCGCGGATGCGTTGACTTGCGGCCACGTCCATTTCATCTATTTTTTGGGCACCTTCTCCGATGCCTCGCAAGACTTCCTCCTTGTGTTCGCCCCTCATCACCGCCGTGAGATAAGCCAGAATTTCGTCCTGTTTGGCAATTCGCTCCGCATCCTTCTCGGCGATTCGTTCGTCGATATAAGCACGGATGTCAGGTTTCGTTAGGTTTTCTTGCCCTATCGCCCTGGCCGTCTTTTTACTATACCCCGCTCTTCTCGCCGCCTCTGTCGCATTGGCCGTTTCAATATAGTAATCGGCAAACCGCTTCTGTTTCTCTGTTAGCTTCATTACGTCATCCCCTTATCATCCCCTTACCAGTTGGGTTGGAATTGTATTTAAATTGGTTCGCTTATTAAGCCGACACTAGCGCCTTCTTCACGAGCCGTTTCGAGCTTATATACGATTTGACTTTCTATCCGCATATAAAATGAATATTCATCAGGCGAAAGAACCACAGGCTTTACGTCATCTGGATTATCAGACTTACGCGCTACTATTTGGATTCTTTTTTTATCCCCATCTTGAAACGTCTCCGCTTTTACATGAATGGGGCGCCCTGCTGCATAAGACAGCACCGCTACACCTTTATTTTTCTCGCTCGGAATCCTTGTTCCGACTGGAGCAGCATAATCAACGCACGAAGTGCCAACGACCGCTTTTCCTGTTGTATCAGGTTTCTTGCTCCAATTACTCATTTTCATTGGTAATCCTCCTCACGAGAAATGGTATCCAAAATAAAAAAGCAGCCCCCTCGGACTACTTTGCATGGTATTTTAAATATCTCGCTTCAAGCGCCTGTGTTACCGCAACACTCTCAGCGTCGGTAATGGTCTTGTTCTTGATCTTCGGCAGCATGCTATGAAGCCACTGCGCGAAGTCCCTATCTTGTTTCATACGTTCCGCTTCTAGCTCGATGATTACATTTAGGTCGGGTATCTTTTGTTTCTTCGCCACTTAACCACCTCATTAGAAAAATTCTATGCCGTTACCATGCAGACGAACATTCATTCCCGTTACATCCATTTCCTGATCGCCTATGAATATATGCGTCCAGCCACCGTTTCTTTTCCTTACAGCCGTTCCCCAGGAGAATTCTACTACCTCCCATGGCTTCAAGCTATGCACTTTAGACATTTTATTCAAATCTATCCAGGATAGACATGCCTTTCCCCACTTCCATCATGCCCACTTGCTGTATCTTGTCCTCTGTTGAATGGTAGACCCCTACTTCTCCGTTTTTATATGTGCAGACAATCGAAAATTCTTCGATGTCTTCTTGTTCACTAAGAAATTGTTCCACTAGACTCTTTTTGGAGTATCCCCCGTTCTTCTCTCGTCTCTTATCATCTAGGTTCATAAGTACTCTCCTTCGCAATACACACAAAAAGAGAACCACCCTGTGGGCAACTCTCTTTTCAGGTGTTATTCTTCTTCTTTTTCTAATATCTCTCTAAGTGTTGCGTGTTCTTTTATCCATTTTACGTAGATTTCACCGTCAATTATTTCGTCCTCTTTGATAGGAGGCACGTGCAAGGCGCCTTCTGCCGACCATTGAACCCTGCAATAAGTATTGTTAAACTTTTTGTCATTTGAATCAAAGCTCAGATACATATTAACAACATCGTTATTACCTCTTACGTTAGACAACAGTTCCGGTATTATTTCCCTTGCTTCATCTTTGGTCAATTCTCCGGTTAAATAATGGGCACTTAATCTGTTCGCGCCTCTAATTGATGTCGACTGCAATTCCGCAAACATTTTATTAGGCATCTTAGCCACCTCCGCCCCTCTAATTCGACAGAGACGGCTAGTATCCTGCAACTTTCTACACAAAAATAGAAAATTTTAGGGGCGTCCAGCTTTGCCGACTCCCTTTAGACACCCTCTAAACGGACATGTCGCTTTTTGCTCGTTTACCCGTTTAAGCCATATGCATTTTTGGCATTCTTTAACGCTTACTTTCTTCATAGTCTTTGCTCCTAAACGTATATAAAAAAGCGCATACGGCCTTATGGCTCATACACGCTTTTTTTCTCTAAACTAAGGGCGGAGGGTAGGTGCGGATTTCGTCCATCACTCACGCCTGTACAAACCGGGCGAACCGATTTTTCAGACCGGACAAGCGAACAAAAGCCGTTATGTGTTGTCGCCTCCTGTCCCTTGTACGGTATGTGATATTATATGATGATGCGGCTGCCCCGATTGTAGTCGCTACAGTCTGGGCAGGCCAGATTAGCAATAACGCATTGGGTATTATCCCACAATTACATATTACTATTGATTAACCTACAAAAACTGCAATTTAAATGCAAATTCCTTGTTATACTTATACAATAAAGGAGGCTGAAGCATGAATTATGATATTTATTGTGATGAAGCAGGGAATACTGGAACCAATTATTTAGATAAAGATCAACCCTTTTATGTGTTATCCGGTTGGTTCATAGAGAGAAATTTAGCTTATAAAGCAAAAGATGCTGTTCAATCTTTATTAAAGAACAATTATCCGCAAGCAACAGAATTAAAAGGTTCCAAACTCTTAAAAAACAACAAGGGTATTTCATTCTGCTATGAAGTCATTAAAACTTTAGGTCAACATCACGCTTTCCCTTTTTTTGTTATAACCGAGAAGAAATATCTGTTTGCCGCAAAAATGGTTGAGTCATTCTTTGACCCCGAATACAACTCAAGAATAAATCTGTGGTTTCTTTCTGACAACTCTTTTAAAAAACAACTTGCAGAGTTGATTTATTATAATTGCGATGAAGCACTAGAAAAATACCTGTTAGTAAGTAAAGAACCTAAGATAGAGTTAATTGAAGATGCGTTCCTTAGTTTAGAGGAGAATTTGAATAGAGCAGGTTATGATCAAGTTGTTTATGCGTTAAAAGGAGTTAAAGAAAATCTTTCAGCTATACTTGACGAAGAACAAACCACTCTTAACGCATATAAAAAAGGAGCTATGAAAACACCTAATTTACCAGTATTTGTTGATTTCATTCAAATGATTGAGAAATTTTCAAGGCAGACGAAAGTGAAAAAAATACGAATGTTTCATGACGATATTTCTCAATTTAACGAAGCTTATCCTGAATTACACAAGCTATTTTCTAAAAATAAAAACCAAGACGTCTTCACTTTTAGTGATGGAACTAAAATGGTATTCTCTACCCCAACTATTGACCGTTTTAAAATGGATAACTCTAAAGTAAGTCCATTAATTCAAGGTGCAGACGTTTATTCAAGTTTAATTAATAACATTTTAAAGAAATTATCTGAGGGAAAAGAATTAATTGGCGAACTTGAAAATATTTATGACCTTATTGTTGCCTCATTTATTGTCTCGACTAACAATCATGGTGATGATGGTTTTTGTAAATATATTGGTTCTAAACTATTTTCGTATAAATTATATAATTGTGATGTGGGAAACGAGTATATAGAAAACATGAACAAAATAAATATTGATCCATATTTAAAGTAAGCCTGATATCCAATCAGGCTTATATCCACCCTATTCTTTTCCCTATAACCTCAACAATTTTCCTTCGATAATTATGCACCGTCCGCTCACTCACGTCTATTTCCATTGCTATTTTAACAGGAGAAGCATTTTGCCTGCCGCTCCAATACCGCATCCGCACAAATTCTTTCTGCTTGTCTGGAAGATCGTTATATACAGCCTCTATAGCCTCTGCAATCTCTTCTAGGTTCCTGAGCCGACGGTCTGCCGTCAATCTTGTAGCCATCTGTTCCGTTGGCCTAGAGACGGAACGAACGCTGTTTACCCCCATGCCCGTATTTTCGTCTACCTCTTCCAAATAAGGATGGAGCAATTCTAATCTCCGCTTTTTTATTTCTTTAACCGTATGGGGATATTGGTATAGCTCCGCCTCAACATGCTTAAAAGTTGCCTTTTGCAGTTTCTCTGCTGCTCCCATTATATCTCCCCCTATATTGTCTTCTTTTCCAGTTGCTTCCTCAGCCACTTCGTTGACTCGTTGGCCGAATGACAATTAGCGCAATAAAAATGCGGTCGTGTTGCTACATAATGCTTTAGCCTTGTCAAATCGATTGGACACCCGCACTTATCGCAAAAATACAGCAACACCATACCGCACTCCTCCTATGCCGTTCTGGATTGGTTTCCACCCTCAGCCGTAATGGCCTTGAGCATGTCTTTTAAGCTATTAGCTGCCCGCTCATATGTTCCAGCCACGCCCCGCCAAGTGAGAAACTCTCCCTCATACTCGGCTGCCTGGGTAAGCTGCTCACCCTTAGCAATCCGCGATAGATATTGCCCGTCCGTGCTGTTCTTCTTTCCGTCGCTTCTTTCGCTCTTGTACGCCTGGCCCTGGGCGATTTCGGCCATTCCCTCATGGTATTTGTACAATTTCTTGAAATGGCCAGCGATTCGCCACGCCTGGCGCTCTGCTTGCGAGTATAGATATTCAAGCTTTGCTATCTCGTACGGGGCCAGCTCGTCTAGTCGGTCATCTAGCGTCTTAATTGCCGTGATCGACTTTTGGTGAGCTGCAAACAGCTTGTTTAGTTCATCCTCGTTCATTCCTTGGAGACCTTTCTTCAAGAGTGACTAAATAAATTGCCGCTAGCAACACAATTGCCATGGTCTCAAAACTCGAAACGCCAAACGCATACAGAGTTATACCAATTGCTACGAATATCATGTGAAGCTCTCGCCAAATGAATTTTAAGGTTTTCATTCCTTCTCCCCCTAGCTATTTTGAATGGCTTCTGCCCATTTATTTAAGGTGCTTCTTGTGTCTTTCTTTGCTCTCACGGGTAGCGGCCGCTCTATCACCTTTATTTCAGCGCGCGGCGAATCGCTGTAAAGCTTCTCTACCGTCAGCTTCGTTATCTGGTTGTCGTCCTTCCAGATGATTCCCGTAAGCCCGTCTTCAATCCCCTTGACGTAGTTCGTACAATCCGGCTTTGTTACCGGACGTAATTTGCCCGCTCTGGCAAGCTCCTGGCGCCACTTAGGCATGCTCTTTGGTATTTGCCTATACACTGTTACAAAAAGCTCTATTTCGCCCTCGTACGGCGTTTCTGGCTTGTGTTGGCTGGCAACCAATTTTACATACTGTTTATAGTTGCGTGAGGTAGGAGGGTCATACATGATTGTTTTGCCATATTTCGTCTTTCCTGCCCTTGGCCGCCCCTGCGCTTGGACTTCGCCGTCTATGGTAAATTCAATCACGTTGCCCATTATCCACCCGCTCCCGTTCTCTCTCTTTTTTGGAAATAACTCTAAGCGCGACGCTGGTCGCTATGATAATAGCAATCAAAATCAATCCTAACCCGCCTATTATGTGTGGCAGCCATATCATATTTGCGTTACCTCCTCGCAAACTAAGCATCTTCTTGTCCAGTTTCCGTCGACCACCCTTAATCTAAATGTTCCAGCCCCACACTTGCAGCGCCCAACTGGTGTCTTTTCTTTCGGGGCGGGAGCAGGACCAAAGCGCTGCTCCCTTACCGCGTCACTCCAACGCTTTTTAGCCATGTACACCAGTGGAGCCAAAGCCCCCGGCGCCTCTCTTTGTCTCTGATAACCGATCTACTTGCACCAGCTCGATTTTAGGAAGCTTTTGGATTACCCCCTGACAAACCCTGTCACCTTTACGAATGATGTACGAGCCACTTTCATACTTATCAGTCGTCGAATGGTCAGGCATTCCGTCTACCCCTTTTGCAGCATTACTCCATGTATCTTGTGAAATATTATCGAACATCATCGCCACCTCTCCGCGATAATCAGAGTCGATCACACCCACCGAATTAGGCTGCCGTAACTTTGTTTCATAACTGATACCTGACCGCGGCATGATATACAGCACATAGCCAGGCGGTAGCTCAAAAGCCAGCCCTAGCGGCACTTTTTTTGTTTGTCCTGGCTCAATAATGACGTCCTCTGCCGCATAAAGGTCAAAGCCAGCCGCCCCCTCGCTACCGTATGTTGGCATTACCGCGTTTTCGTTCAGTAATTTTACTTTTACTCGTTCCATAAGCGCCTCCAGTTTTATAATCCGTATTGTTTTTTCTTCTCCCTCAGCACATCGATCATGAGGGAGAATGTTTCTTCCATACGCGTTGGTTCGCTGGTGATTTCCGCATCTACAACCCTTTTTATGTGCTCTCTTTTTCTCTCAATCCTCTGGATATTTGCTTTTATGTCATCGTCCAATTTCTCAGGGTCATAAGCGTATTTGCTATCTGGATTTCGATCTTTTTTTCGTCCGTAATTATATTTCTGGATCATGCCATCCCCCTAAAACAAGGAAAGTTGTTCATTATTTCCAACCTTCTCCGCTATCCACTCTGACAAATCGTCTTGATCGTAACGTGCATCCTTGGCCAATCCTTTTGCCTCTCGGTAATCACGCACGATCTCGTTGCACCAGATCATAAATTCGTAGCTTTTCCAGGTGTCGCCTGGTTTAAGTCCTTTAGCTATCAGGTAAGCCACGAACCGCGGGTTGCGGGAATCGGTATCAAAGTCACTTTCCGTTACTGGTGTCCCGTACATTTAATCACCTCAGAACGGAAGATCATCCGAGGAAATGTTTATAGCACCGCCACCAAACGGGTCGTCATATCCACTGTCGCTTTGTGAGTTGTCATTCTGGTTGCCTTGACTCTTAGGCTTGCTTGGAAGATCAAACTTCTCAACGTGGCATTCAGTTACTTTCACTTTGCGTCCTTCGTTATTTTCATAGATACGCGTTCTCATTTCCCCAGCAATGGTTAACTCGTCACCCTTGGAAACATACTTGCTTAAAATCTCCGCGGGCTTTTCTCCCCATTGAACAAAATCAATAAAATCAGCATCGTAATTTCCATCTTGATTCTTGAATCTGCGCTGTACCGCCAAGGTCCCGGAAATAACGCCTTTCCCTCCTGGCGTGAACCGCATTTCAAGATCAGCAACAACTCTGCCTTTCAATACAACCTGATTCATCTACACTCGCTCCTTTACGACGTTTAAAGCCGTCTGCATGTTATTTGCAATCTCGTCATGTCCGTCTGTTAACACCTTGACCGCCACCCTGCCGTTTGGCTGGTGCGCTATTCTTGCCACGATGGTAAGGCCCTTGTATACGTCTGCTGTGTTGTTGCCGTTGTGCTGGATGGTTAGCAAGTGATTTCGCCTCTTTCTATTTTCATGATTGTTTCAAAGATTGGGTAAATCTGTTGGGGGACTACTGCGTTTCCGAGTCCTTTAATTCTGTCCACCCGGTTGGAAACCCCATGAGCCACTCGACCCACGTCGGGTTCAACTGCCCACCGTCCCCTGTGCTCCTCACAAAATCCGGTAAACTGTTGGTTGTAGTTCTCCCCTTTTCTTTCAACATTGGTGTTGGGAAAAACTGCACGTACCTCCCTAGCCCTATCGAGCCGTCCGAACCATTCTGGTTGATTTTTCTTATCGTTCCTGTGCCGTTCACCTTGTATTTGTCGTTCTTGCCTATTATTGCCCCTGTCGTTCCGTCTGACGCTGTTGGAGTGGGAAACAATGAATGTTCGCATTCGTTCATGCGGGGCTTCGACGGCCGCAGCAGGTAATACAAACGCCCTCCCTTTGTAACCGATACTTTCCAGGTCAAAAAGCGTGCGGTCGAGCTCCATGTTTGCGAAGTTAGCAACGTTTTCTCCAACAACCCAAGTGGGTCTGATTTCTTCGATGATCCTAAACATTTCTGGCCAGAGGTCGCGGTCATCTTCCGTGCCTTTTCGCTTCCCGGCAACACTGTAAGGCTGGCAAGGGAATCCTCCGGTAATAAGCTCAATTGCTCCAACGTCTATACCCCTTTCTTCTAGCGCTTTTTTATCCAACGTTTTTATATCATCAAAGATTGGCACGTCAGGCCAATGCTTATTAAGTATCTTTTGGCAGAAGGGTTCACGTTCGCAAAAGGCGACTGTTTCAATCCCTGCCCATTCTGCTGCAAGGGCAATCCCGCCGATGCCAGCAAATAATTCGATTGATTTCAAACCCTAACCCCTTCCCAATCTGCCAGCGGCTTCCTTACCCGCCCCGGCACCTTTTCGCGTTCTAAATCTCGTTCATTTTCTCCCTCTGCGTATATCTGGATGACTAACAATCTTTCCTCCCGTTTCTCGTAATGGTAGGTTAGCCACCGCATCGCTCTTGCTCCTTTGCCATGAATTTTTCAAATGCCTCATGTGTCGCATTGGGTATCAGCCCAGCCTTGTATAGATCAAAGCGGTCTGCCCAATACCATGGACCAAAGCGTTTTTCTAGCTCCTGACGCCAGTAGTCGGCGAATTCTCTGTCTGTGTGACATTTGCGGTGCAACGGCTGGATAAGTGGCACTAGGTTGCGCCATGTACCCCTGCCCCCGCTGCTGCGAAATTTTGCATGGTGCATCTCAACGGTCAATTGTCCGGTCACTGCACATCCGCCGCCCCAATATTCGAGTGCCTTTTCGTAATCCGCTTTGCTGATTTGGCCACGAACACGCCTAGATGGGATTTTGACGCCTTTAAACTGCTCCATCTTCTTACTTTTCTTTGGGCGCCGCTCCCTGATTTTGGGTACAGCCCTTACTGGTTGTTGGGACAAGTCTTTCACGGCTACACCTCCGCGTAATATTCCTTGCATTTCGGTCTGATATTAAGCTTAAAACGCTGGCTTATTGCTTGCGGTGACGTCCCGTACATGGATGCGATTTCTTGTTGACTGTATCCGGCGAGTTTCGCTTCCAGGATTTCTTTGTCACGCTCTTTTAGCGTGTTTAAAAAATCGTTGACGTAGATCATGCCGTAATCGGTTCGAGCGCCGAACACCTCGTTATAGTCGCGATCTTCTTTTACTTCGCTATCCATCGAAATTAGATCAGGTCTATTAACAGCAATCAAAAGATTTCTTGCCTTTTTTGTTGGGATACCTAAAATACTCGCGACTTCTTCCACGCTTAAATTTCCCCAATTTTCCAAAGACTTCAACCGGGGTACCAACTCAATAATGTAATCCGGCACGCTCAACCCAGCCATTTGTTTATTCAAAGCTTTTAGCATGCTACGGCGTATAACCGGAACCGCATATGCTGCAAAAGTGATACCCTTCTTATTTTCATAGTTTTCAACAGCGTTGATTAACCCTATTGTTCCGACGCTAATCAAGTCGGAATAATGAAACCATGACGAACGGATGCTCCACTTTAAATCTTTCGCTATCTTGTGAACCAACCCCATGTTGCTAAGTATCATTTCGTTTTGCTCTGCCGTTAATTTCATCCGAACAACGGCCTTTCGCGCTCTTTTATCTGCCCCCGATCTAACAGGTCAGCAGCAAGCACAAACACTTCTACCCAATGTCGATCAAGCTCATTGCAGATGTACATTAGCCCTCTGTTCTCCCGCCACAACCGACGGAATTTAGCCTTATCTTGTGGCGTCCAGATGAAGTTGTACTGGACACCAGCCACATATGCCCTGGCCTTTATAAGCGCCTTTTCCTGCTGCCATGCGTTACTTGGTCTTATAAGACTTTCTGCCGCTTGCATGACTCTTCCCTCCATTCGGCTAACTGCCGTAATCTCTTAGCCATAATCACTTTGTTGTAATGCTCTTTGCGAGCTTTGCACGCCGAGCAGCTACATGGAGTAGTAGCAAATCCCCCGAAGATCGGTGTAAGCTGGTTCTTCTTGCATTCCTCCACTTTGCCAAACATGATTTTATTTCGTGTCCGCTCTATAACGGCGTCCATTTCTTTCAACGTGTCGGCGCCAGCAGCGGCTAGCGCCTTTCTGTATGTTTCGATCATTCTTTATGCCTCCAATTCTTTAGCCAAGGCTTTCATTCGCTCTTTGGCTATCTCCTTACGATAGCTTGATGCCTTATTTTCTATTTGCACGCACATTTCGCTGAGACGATCAACGGAGCGGCCTCCAATTTTTGTATGAAGCTCTGACGGTCTAAGGTTTGTTGTGTAGAAGATAGGGCGCTTTTTCCGGTAACGGTGGTCAATGATGCCGAAAAACGTTTCCTCCGTCCATTCGGTGACTTTTTCAGCGCCTATATCGTCAAGGACCAATAAATCACAAGTAACCAACGCCCGTATGATTTCGTCGTATTTAAAATTACTTTTATCTCCAAAGCTACTTTTGAGCTTATCTAAAAGTTGCTTGGTCGTTTGAAAAACTACCGTATGGCCCTTTGAGCTAAGTTCGTTCGCTACAGCGGCAGCAAGAAGGCTTTTTCCGTTTCCGTATGTTCCCCATAACCCCAAAGAGTCACCGCCCCATTCTTTAAACTCGTTCACGTACTTCAAACAAGCTTTATGGGCTACTTCCGAGCCTGGGCGCACAATGAAGTTGTCAAAGGTTGATTCTTTAAATTTCTCGCCCAGCTCGGAAATAGAGAACAGCCTACGGGTTGTTTTCTCTTGGACAAACCGCTCACGTCTGGCCGTGTCTTCCTCGATTTTCTTGGTAACGCAACGACACACTGGTTGCACTACACTTTTACGGCCCATAAACTCAAATTCTTTTTGAGGGACGAAGGTACCGCATTCTTCACAGACAATACCGCCTTCGCTAGAGGGAAAGTTCGTCATATTCTGCTGCATCACTTGGTTTATCGCTTCCAATGCTGGCTGGCGCATGGCGAACCTCCTTTTGATTTAAGTAACCCTCGAATTTATTGCCAAACAAAGTTTCAGGGCGTAAGTATTGATTCATTTCTTGGTCGTTTAGCCATTCTTTGGTTTTGATGTGAATGACTCGTTTAAAGTCACCAAGGTTAAAACCGTCATTCCAGCGTGCTTTTATTAAGTCCCTTGTTTTTTGGGTTGAACTTCGATAGCTCTTTGAAGCTTTTTCATTCAGGAATGAAATGATTTCGTCGTACGGAATCTTCTCATTCTCCTTCTCTTTCTTCTTCTCTTTCTCTTTCTCTTTATACACATAGTCTATCGATAGGGTATCGATAGGGTATCCATACCGTACTAATTGAGAAAGGTAGAGTTGGACAAAAGGCTTATGCTTCACGTCTTCCAGCTCTTTTTTTATCCGTGCAGTCACCTTCGGACTATTGATAAAGTTGTACTTAGCCCAATTCAAAAGAATGATCTCTTTTGTCGGTTCGTTGTAGGCTACTTTTCCATAATCGACGAACCTTTCTATTAGCTTTTGGACTGTTTCACGGTTATAACCCGTTTCAGTCTCCATGATTCGGTAAGGTAATTCGTATATTCCGCACTGGGTCGTTTTGCTGTTCGTCATCATGTAAAGATAAAAGTATTTTTCTTCTGGTGTTAGGTCTAATACAAATCCATCTTGCCAAAAGTCAATATGGACGTTTCTATACTTAGCCATGCTTGAACTCTCCTTTATTGCGTTTTCCGTGTCATCAGGTCAAATTGACATGTCGTTATTCAAATAAAATTGCTAAAAAGGTGTACTAACAGCAACGTTTTATGGTATACTGTTAGTACCTAATATTTTGTTGCGGATAGTTTTTTTGAAGTCTAATGTTGGTCCATTAGGCTTCTTTTTTCATGTTCAAAAACTTATCCACGAAATAAACTTGCCCTTTTCCAGTTACCTTTGGCGTGTACTTCGTGTGAACCTTTCCATCACTACCGGTGTAAACATGAGTGCTAACTTCAAACAAACCAAGTTCCATGGCTTTTTGAGTTGGCTTGTTATGCATTGCTTTTGATCTGCACAAATAGCCGTTCTCCCTTAGCCAAACGAATAGCCTGTTTTGTCCGATTGACACACCGTTTTGTTTTAGTATCGTTGCAAGGTCCTTTACCAAGACGGCGGTTTCGCTCACTTGGATAGCTTCAGCAAAAAAGACCTTATGCTTATCCTGTTCGATCTTTTCTTGTAACTCAGCTACTTTCTTGTCAGCGTATTGGAGCGCCCGCTTCATAACCATTTCCGGGCTGTTCCACATCTTCTCTAACTCCAAAAAGTATTGCCGAGCTTGTTTCCCCTTCTCATTGCGTTGGATCATCGAAATTTCTTTTGCCATATCTATTTTGATGTGATGGTCAACTTGTGTTTGTTTTCCGCCTTTGGAGTTAGGGACAAAAATGTCCGTAACTATAAAATCAACTTGTTCAACGAATCCATATTCCTTCATCCGTTCAAACCATTTTGCATACGGGGTCTTAATCTCTAAAAACTCATGCAGATCACGACCGCTAACAAGTAGATTTCCACTTTCATTTTGCTGAGTTGGGATTAATTCGTTCACTTCACCATCTCCTTATTGGGTGTCGGTTAAAGCTACACCCTTATTTCTAAAAATGTGGGGTATGTACTATTGACCCCGTCCCCGATGAAACTTTTTATTGAGGCCGCTCGTTAATAAAAAGTAAGAGCGGCCGTTTTTTCACTTCCTGCTCCTTTTCAAGCACCGCATAACTCCTTTTTGTCCAAGTAAATCAACTCGTCAATTCTGCAATCAAAGAACTCGCAAAGCGTCGCGATTGTTCGATTGTTAAACGTGTTGAACTTGTTATGGTAAAAGTTAAGCAATGTTGCGTAGTAAATACCTGTTCGTCTACTTAACTCTTGGACACTTGGAATGTCGTGAGCAACCATTAATTCTCTTAAACGGTGTCTCACAACAAGTTGCTTTTGATTCAAGGCAACTCCTCCTTTACAACTTGTTAGTATTATTTTATAACATGTTAGTAATTACTTAAATAGGACTAAAGTATGATTTTTTACTAACATGTTAATTTTATTTTGCAATACCCTACTACAAAATGATATTATGTAGTAAAGATGTTGCATCATGTTATGAAAAGGAGCAAAAACCATGGAAGTGAAAAACAGATTGTCCATTCTGATGGCTGAAAGAAACATTCGATCTATTGCTGAATTACAACGTATGCTAGAGGACATCGGACGTCCTGTAGCAAGAAGAACGCTAGACCGCTTTTACAAGAACGAGAATAATCAAATCCATTACGATACCATTGCCGACCTATGCATGGTGTTGAACTGTGATATTGGCGATCTATTCGTTCTTGAAAAAAGCGAATAATGATGTTACGCGACAAAGGAAATAAAAACGAAAGGGGGGCCACGTACACCGATACGAATCAGCTCCTTTTTGTCATGTATAAATGCGCGCAATTTTGCTCGCAATAGCGAACAAAAATAAGTACGTATGTTCGATTACAGGGTAAGGAAAAGGGAGAAAGAAGCTCTCCCTATACGACTTTACTTAATCTCGTGAAACTCAAATTGCTTAATAAACTCTCTTAGACGAGGAAGTGGCACCTCGCTAAGACCACAGACACCGGATAGCAAATCCCCCATTATGACATCGTGGTAATCGTCAATAAGGTGTTTGATATTGGATTCTGGGCTACAGCGGCATTCTGGTCTGTGACAATATCTAATGTCGTGTTCCAGCCTTGTAACAGCCACGATCAACTTTAAAAAAATCTTGTCCAAAACTTCTTTGTCATACCCTCGGTACCCGTCAGTAAAGTCGTTTTCGTATATTTCTATAGGCCCTCTAAGAGCTTCTTTTGCGCTAATTGTTGAGTTCAATACTCCCCCTCCTCAGTAAGGTATAATTTCGTAATCCTCAATAAATTTAAAGTCAGTTCTTCCGCAAACCGGACAGGAAACAGCTTTCTCTTTGCGAAACGGAATCATTTGATATTCCACTTGGAAGCGGTGTCCGCAACCTTGTTCGCAATGGTAGAGACTCCAATAAATACCCGTCATAATCATTCTCCTTCAAAGGTGATGCCCCGCACAGGGCGGGGAGTGAGTGTTCCTAAACTTCTGTGGAATAAATGATGCAAGGTTCCGTATAGGCAGTAGCCTATTTATTCTTTTCACTAATACGTTTAAAATCTTCCCAATCAGACTTGTTCCAGTCCGCCCTTGTAGCAATGTGATACATGTCTTCCTTGTCCGTTCGAAGTGATTCGCATTTATTTCTTAGCTTGATGTTAGCTTTATAAAGCTGTTCTTTGGTCCATGGAATGTCCATTGTTAGTCCTCCTTTGGCCGTACATAGTTATTTAGTAAATAACTTCCGCAACTTGGCAATGCAAATTGACTTTTGATAGGAGTTGATTCGCCATCAGGTCATTCTCCTCGCATTCTGCATAATACGCTCCGTCTTTAAAGTACACTTTCCAGACAAAACCCTCGTCATCTTCCAGATAGTCCCCATCGAAAATTTTGTCATCGTCTTTATCCTTTAGTCCGGTATATTGACCTACCCGACCTACTGGTATCCAGTCATCATCCGGCCCGCCGTGCTCTAACAAATACCAAGTGTTTGTATACTTGTCGTAATTAACAGCGGTGCCGTATACCCACTCCGCACCGTCGTAACCGCGAAATTCAATTTCCCTCATTGCCCAATCTCCTCTCTCAAAATAAGATACGAATCAGGAATCATTAATACCGCTCGACAAATGGCTTCCGCCAGCTCCGACGCCTCGATTTGCACAGTGGTGGGAAATGAATTAACGTTATTGTACACATGCAAGCACACACTATAACCTCGTTCCGACGACTGTATCCGCCACGCGCATTTAACCTTTTCAAGCACCTGAAATGCTTGTTCGATATTTTGGGTAGGTGACCACTCGCGGTCTTCCTTCGGGGCTAAGGGCATGTAGTATGACGTGTCATTCCGTCTCGTACAAACATGACACAATTATCATCTTCGTCCGTTATCACTTTCCAGCCCATTATTTTCTCGGCGGTTTCTACATCCCAGTAAAACATTACGTCTTCCTCGTCATAATCAATTAAGGCATCTACGCTCACTTTACTACCCCCTATATCCTAAAAATTCGTTCAAATTCGCTTGGCTTTTCCCCGTAGGGATAACACCCACTACGCTATTTTTAGCCAGAAAGGTTACCGCTTCTAATTTTTCCCGCTCCATCGCTACTAGGTGGACTTGGCCGTTAATCTCGACCAAGATCGTCACCTGTGCATCCTTAACACTTGTAGTCATGTTATAGCCTCCTTTACTCGTCCCATTCTTTTGCCATTTCAAATTGTTCTGCTGTTATCTCAATGTTCACTGGCTCGTAATGCTTTAGCCAGAGTTCAACGTCAAAAGAGATAGGGGCGTCATATCCATAGCTTTTGCGCATCGCCTTTTTAAAGCCATTTGAAATGCGTCTCAAATCTTCGACGTCCGTTTCGTCCGGCTTTGTTAAATCGTCTCTATAAATCATCCTTGCACGCTCTATGTCTTCAAGAGATACGTCTAAGTCCGGGTCGCTCCAATCACCAGCGTCAGGACTTAAAGCCAAGTACCGATCTTCTTTTGATTTGCTTTTGAAAACAATTACTGGAATAGTCAATGTTATTTCCTCCTTTGGCGTTCAACTTCTTCTGGCTTTGGAGTTGTTACTTTTTCCTTCTTGTTTTCCTTGTACCATTTCTTGAATGCCTTTCGATGTATGAAATACTCCAAGAATTGGTACGTCGCTTTATTACGCATGTACAACTTGTTAATAGCGAAATACCATAACCAAGTTGTCAAAGCTAATAAAGCCAGCAGCCCCAAACTTAGTACAGCGTAGTAAGCAATACCTATCACAAGTGTGGTCAACTGTTTATAGCCTCCTTTGGCGGCAGGAGCCGCCCTATTAATTAACCGCCAACAGCTCAGATATAAGTTGCTCGCCGCTTTTTACACCTGACCGATGGATAGGGTTGTATGTGTTGATACACCCGACCACATTGTTGATTAAATCTGACTCGCCGTACCCCTCGTTAAACTCCATGCGTAATACAGAGCGTGACATGTTGCTCTCTGCTACGATTACATAGCGAGTGGGGTTAAATGCCCAACCGTCCGGCGCGATGCTCACAGGTGTTGGCAACCTGTAAAAATTAAGATTGTCTAGCTCGAAAAACTTGACCGCTTGATTTGTCACTTTTTAGTCCTCCCTTATTTTAGTAGACTGGATAAACTCCCAAAATGCCGTCGTAGATGTCCGGTTCTGATTCGTCAACGAAGAAGACATACTCCCTGCCGACCACCATAAAGTCGCTTATATAGTCCTCCGATAGCGTGATTTCCTCCGTTTCAGACTCAAATGTATAAATCGTGTAGCCAATTTCGTGCTGGCCGATCTCCGTCAGGGTATAGGTTGGAGCATCCGACAAACTAGGGACTCCGCAAAGTAGTGATGCCGCAAGCAAAAGGTTAGTCATGGTTGGTTCCTCCAATTTTTGTAGTGGAAGCAGGCGGTATCTCCGCCCGCTTTGTTATATAGACAACAGTTTCGTTTTTCGTTAAAACACTGGCGTTAGACTCTCCGTTGAGAGGCTTTCAATTTCTCGTTTTCTTCTTCTATTTCGAGCATACGCCGCGCCATATATTGCATGGCGTCTACGCATTCGGACAGGGCTTCCAGCGTCCAGTCGTACCCTTGGGCGTCGTCAATCGTCTGTCCATACTCGGCTAGGCCTTTGCTGTTTTGAGCGTGTAGCTGGCGCTCGATGATTTCCAAAACGCGTTGCGATACAGCGGGTAATTCGCTCACTTTCTCCCCTCCTTCATCTGCTCCAAGGCTTTCTTTATCCTTGGATGCAAAGACTCAGGGATATATGTCAAAAACTCTGCCAACGCTTTCTGTGTATCTGTCACAGGTCATCATCCTCTTCTTCATCGTCATCTTCAAATGCATCAGCAAAGGCTTGCTCTATCATTAGCACCCGTTTCTTTAGTTGTTCCGTGCTCCATTCTTCCAATCTTTTTTGGAGCTTCCAGTCAAAGGGCACTTGCTCCTTTGCACGCTTTAGCCAATACTCTCTATTGCTCATGAGCCAAACAATGCCCAAGTTAACAAACTGCTCATGACTCCAAACGACAGGATTAAGGTTGTGAGCTGCCCTTCCGTCAGTTCTGGCGCTTTCATATCTCCACCTCGACAGTAAATTTGTCCTCACGTTCGTGGACTTCACAAGCCCTTTCTCTTTTGCGTAATGAAGCAATTGCCTATCATTACGCTTAAATTCCGGTTGCTGCTTAACCATCTTGATGGCTCCGTATGGTAGCTTGATGGATTTTTTCTTGCTGCCTGCGGCTATCTGGTCGCGCAAGTAAAACTCTAGGCGGTGGGTATAAAACTGCTCCTTCTCAACAAACTCTTTCTTGGCTTCTTCGCCCCATTCTTTGAGGCGATCAATGTCTTTTTGCAAAGCTTCAATCCGAGCATCCACAAGGCTATCGATTTCTGCTTGCTTACCGCGTAGTTTAGCGACACGGGATTGGGCTTCTATGGCAGCATCTAACGTTTCGATAACAAAACCTTCCGTGTCCGTCTCCGGCTCTATAACTGCATTTAATTGCGCTTCAAATTGGTTCATTTTTTCATCCTCCATTTTGTGTTATAATCGGACTAGGTTTTTTAGGTAGGGCGCTTACGGGGGTTTGCCGCCCTATTTTTGTTCATTCATGATCTTCTCTTGTGCTTGCTTAAACCACTTTTCAAGCACTGCTAGCGCCTTTTCAGCCTGTTCCTTGTTTAGCTGGCTAAGGTTCTTAATATTCATACTTTCGAATACCGTTGCGGGGTCTGTATTCCGCAACTGAGAAAGCTCAAACGCCGTGGTTTTGATGTTATCCATCAATTTCTCGCTCGGCTTTTCTTCCTCTACTTTTGGCAAGTCCTCACCTGCATAGATGTACAATCCCAAACCATGTAGCGCAATAGCCTTTACCAAGCAACGCTGTATACTCGTATTAATGTCAAACGGCGTCGGTTTAGCGATTGGCTTATTGCGGTTATCTAACACCGGATGAATCTGCGACATCCCAATACCGTTGCTTGTCACCTCTACCTCTACAAAATATCCTAGCTCTGTTTTCATGTAAGGCATTCCGTCAAAGCGTTTCACTTCCCATGTTGCCGACGGGTCATGCCGTCTGAGCTGGTCTACTGCCCAAGCCCAAGATAAGTAGCTGAAATTCCCCTTTCTTTCAACGTGCTCCGATACATCAATTGCCGCTAACTTTTCGAAGTGGTTGGTCATTTTCTTCATCCTCTCTTTTGATAAACACATAGATCATGTCGTCATGATCGTTGCTGGTGTAGCCATGCTTACTGAGATAGTTTTGCACTAACCCTTTGTGCTGCTCCCAGTCACGCATAAACGTGCTGTCGATTACAGCGCCTTTGTGGCCCATCTCCTTGTGTTCCTCTACACTTGCCAAGCAGCGGTGGAGGATGGAGGGGAGAGGCTCGCGTGGGGCGTGGGGTTCGGTTGGTGGTGATTCAAAGTCGAACATGCTTTTGCCTCCTATACAAATTAATGAGTTTACGTTTTTCTTCTTCACTCATCCTTGGTATTGATGTTTTAGCAAAAAAATTCATCATCCATTGGCAAGTCTCTGGCGAAGGTTGCTTGCTAATGGGGTGATTGCGTAACAAGTTTAGCTCTCCCATACTTACCTCCTTAAATAACGTCATCTAATTCTTTGGCGCTAAATCGGGCTGCTTCGAACAACTTTTCGGCAGGGACGTTATACAATTCAGCCAATTTGTTAATGGTGTTAAGATCAGTTGTCTGAGCACCACTTTCGATTCTGTGATATGTTACAATGGAGACGTTTAACACTTCCGCAATTTCTTTAACGGATTTGTTATGTTTTAGCCTTAGCAAATGAATAACGCTCATTTTTTTCATCGCTCGCACCCCCTTTTTTAACGATTGTTAAACTGTACCTTTAATATATATCACAAAACGTTAAAAGTCAAACGTTTATTTAGCATTCGTTAAAATAAATTTTATTCTATTTTATTAAACGTGAAAATATAAACGGAAGGTGAATAAGAATGACAGACCCAAAAACGCTATTAGCTGAAAATCTAATGAAGGCAAGAATACGTAAAGGTTATAGCCAAACAGACTTAGCTGAGATTTTAAATGTATCTTCGGCAACCATTAGCCAATATGAAAAGGGGAAAAGATCACCTGATGTTGAAAAGCTGCACACGATAGCTAAAGTTTTGGACACAACAATTCCGGAACTCATAATGGGACAATCAGACAATGAAGCATTAAAACTAAACATGCAGTCACTTGTAAAAATTCCTATACTCGGAACTGTAAGAGCAGGTTATAATTTATTGGCCGATGAAAATGTTATTGGCTACGCTTATGCTCCTAAATCAGACATTGGGGACGGTGATTATTTCTATTTAAATATAGAAGGAGATTCGATGATTGACGCTGGTTTAAATAGTGGTGATAGAATACTTGTCAGAAAACAAAACCACACAAGTGACGGGTCTATAGCAGTTGTATTAATAAATGGCGAAGAAGCGACTGTGAAGCGCGTATTTTTTGACAGTAACAAAGTGATTCTCAGCCCCGAAAATCCGCATATGCGCCCCCAATTTTATGATGAAGATGAAATACGCATCCTCGGAAAAGTCGTGTCTGCATCAAGGACGTACGAATGAGAACAGCGGTTTACATTAGAGTTAGTACAGAAGAGCAGGTAAATGAAGGTTACTCTATATCAGCTCAAAGAGAACGACTTCAAGCGTATATAACTTCTCAAAATTGGGATGCGGTTGGTTTTTATGTTGACGAAGGGGTTTCAGCCAAAAACACTGAAAGACCACAGTTAAAGAGAATGCTTAAACACATAGAAGAAGGGTTTATTGATGTGGTATTGGTTTATCGACTTGACCGTTTAACCCGTTCTGTTCTTGACCTTTATCAGTTACTTGACACATTCGAAAGAAATGGGTGTAAATTCAAAAGCGCTACCGAAGTTTATGACACAACTACTGCTATGGGTCGCCTTTTCATAACACTCGTGGCTGCGTTGGCACAATGGGAACGAGAAAATCTTGGCGAACGAGTAAGAATGGGAATGACACAACGAACAAGAGAGGGCCAATGGCATGGCAGCTCCCCAGCATATGGCTACAAATATGAAAACGGTATTGTGTCTATCGACGATGAAAAAGCAAACATCGTCCGTTGGATTTATATGTCCTACATCGAGGGCATGAGCGACCGGAAGTTAGCTGTAAAATTAAATGAACAAGGTATACCTACACAAAAAGGTGGTGCATGGAGAGAAAGCACCATTAGAAGAATACTTCAAAATGAAACATATACAGGAAAGCTTATGTGGGGCGTGCGAGTTAATAAAGAAAATGCCTTTTCTGTAGATGGTGCAATGCCAAAAATAATCGAACAGGGCATATTTGAAAAAGCTCAATCCATTAGAAAAGGCAGAGCTAGAGTTCACCCAAGGCAGGCAACAAGTAAACATATCTTTTCAGGGGCTTTACGCTGCGCACGTTGCGGGGCAGCGATGAAGGGACACAAAAAGACAGATAAAGGCAAAGAGTACCGCTCTTATCGTTGCATCAACCGTTACAATCATACCTGTGATATGCCAATGATTAGCCAAAAAATTTTAGAAAAAACTTTCATCACTTACTTTAAAGATGTTGAAATTGTTGGCAGTTACCAACCGCCAAAAGAAAATGAAGAAAGCCTACTAAACGTCGAAAAGGAATTGGAACAGATTAAAAAACGCCGAAAAAAATGGCAATACGCTTGGGCTAATGATCTAATGAGTGATGAAGAGTATACCGAACGCATTCGTGAAGAAGAGGCGAAAGAGGAAGAGTTACTCAAAGTAATAGATAACAAACAAAAACAAACATCGGCTGAAGAAGTCAGCATCTTGTCGGCTTTTATTACTGAGCAATGGAATAAGCTTGATGTACTTGAGAAAAAAACTTTTATTCAAAACACCGTTGAATCAATTAGAGTCGACAAAGTTACTGCTCAGCGGCAAAAAGATCGTGTGAAAATATTAGAAGTGAAGTTCAAGTGA